CACCCACCCGCCCTTGTTGGGTAGATTCATTCCCGTGTTTTTCTGTTCGACCAAGGTTCAAGTTGCAAGATCCACAAATTAATTGTACGAATGCCTAAAGGAGTCCCTGGGCGTGGAAAAAAATTCTGATATAAAATCGTTTGAGATGTTTGGTCGGATGTGTGTGTTACTGGACAGTGCGCCGTGGTACAGGGACCAACGGATCAGGGATCTTGGCTACCGCTTCATTCCTGCGATTGAGCATGGTCGTGTGCGATATTACATGCGGGACGGGTCGTTGGTTGGTTTTTGCACATGGTGTTACATGACTTTTGAGGAGGGGGAGACGCGCAAGTACAGTGGTCGTGATGTTTTTGCACGGACTGGCGGCGATCAATTGTGGGTCATGGACATGGTGGCGGTTGATAGTGTATTATATATTGCGAGAGACATGCGTCAGTTCCTCAGTGATGTTACCGATCATGAGGTGGCGTATTGGAAACGTCCTGATGGTAGACAGGGTAATGCTTGGAGATTGAAGCATGGGTGAAAGCACAGACAGCGGCAATGATGCTGGCAGCGATGTTCCAGATCGTTCTAATCCGAATGAAATGCGTGCTCGTGAGCAAGCGGCGGCAAGATCCGGCACGGTTACTGACAGTAGCGGCAATCCTGTAACATCCACCAATCGTGATGGCACGCAGAGTGTTGTGACTTCCGGCAACGACTTTGAAAGGTCTATGGCGCAACAGCAGTTTGCGGCGCAGACTGGCAATCCGTTATCGCGTAGCGCGCAGAATTTAGCGGCGAGTGTTGCTCAAAAGGAGCAAGCGGCAGTAGAACGTGCGGCTGCTGCCGGCAGATTGGCTGGCGCTCCTCGTATTGATCAGCCTCCTGCTGCGTTGGGTCTGGATGACGAGCTTGCTTTCACACAAGGCATGTCTGGTGCAGCACCACGCATTGGTGATATAACGCAACCGGCAGGCACCGGCTTCACGGACCCTGAAACTGCACGCATTGCGAATTTGACGCCTGATCAAGCGGCGGCAGAAAACATCACTGTTTCTCGGCAACGTGCGGCTCAAGCGGCGATGCAGGGTAGGACTGTGAATCCTGTTACCGGTGCTCTTCAGGGTCCGGATCTTATTGATATTTTTAGTGAGACTGATCTTGATCCGGCAGCGGGGCAAGAGGCTCAACGTGCTCGAGCGCAACAGGAGATGGATTTACGCGCACAGGCGCTTTCGGCTATTCAGAATACTTTGGGCATTGCGTCTGCTTCGCAGGCAACTGCGGCCAATGTTCTAGGCACTTCTCCGGCTAACATGGCGCGTATGGCTACGGCTGATGCAGGAATGATCACGGATCAAAGTCCTTCGGCAGGGATTGGTTCACTACCAACACCCGGTGGCACGGTTCGTGATTTGCAGGCACAGCGGCAACAGCAGGCGGCGGCACAGAACTTCATGACCACGGGTCAGGCTGGAGCGGCTGGACCTCCACAGTTGGTAGATCGTTCCACTAATCCTGAAAATATTGATTTTACTCTTAACTTCCCAGGTCAGGAGTTGGATAGAACCGTCACAGGGGGTGTGACAGGCACTGATGTGACAACTGCCGATGCTATGGATTCAGCATTAGCTTTTGGATTTGATGGTGTGAATCAGACACGGGTTCCGGTAACTACGGCTCCCGTTTCAAGTGTTTTTGAAGGCTTGGGTAGCAACCTTGGTCTGGGCCAGCGTGAACTCTCGCCTCTTGAACAGAGCATTCAAGCGGCGGCGGCGGCGTCTTCTCGCACGCCTACTCAACAAGCGGGTGTCACGCCTACGGGTCCGATGGGAGCGCAGGCTGCGGCGGGAACTCCGGCTCAAGACTTCTATGCTGACGTATATCGTGATTTTCGCGGCACACCGGATCAGCCTTTTGAGGGCAACATTCCAGGTCAGACTCTTGCTGGCATATCAGGCGGCGTTACCAACTTGTTTGGCGGTGACGCGCCATCCGCGCAGGATACGGCGGCGTTCCAGTCTGGTCAGTTGCTTTCGCTTGGCGGCACCATGGATCCTGAGACAGGCGCCATCAGTGGAGCGCAGGCGGGTCGTGGCACATTGAACATGAACCGCTTTGGCATGGTTACTTACTCTGGGATGCCGGATCCGAACTACGATGGTCCATTTGCCAATCTGGTCAATCCACCAGCGGATACGGGTGGTGACGGCGGTCAGCAGATGCAGCAGGCTACGGCAGATCCGTGTCCTGAAGGGTATCAGATGCGTGACGGTGTATGTCAGCCCGTAGATGATTTGATTCAACAGCCAGATCCACCTGGTTCAGACTTCGTAATCAATCCGACCACTGGTCTGCCGACATTGTTTACGCCGGCGACACAGGCCACACAGGTTGGACAGATCAATCCGTTTGTCTTGCAGCCTTATGCATCACCACCGGTTGGAATCAATCCACCACAACCGACACAGGGCATTCAGGGACTTTCACCAACGGGAGCGGCGCTCGGTAGGCAGGTCTAGATGAATCTAGAAACGATTCCAGAGGAAGCCCTCAAGGAAATCTATGCCCTTCAGAACCAGCAGGTAAGGCTCCAGATCCGTGAAAAAGCGCGTGATCAGTTCATGCCCTTTGTTCACCATGTGTATGATGGGTTTATTGAGGGTAAACACCACCGCGTGATTGCGGAGAAGCTCGAGCGTGTAGCAAGGGGCGAGTTAAAGCGTCTCATTGTCAACATGCCGCCGCGTCATTCTAAGTCCGAGTTTGCGTCATATCTGATGCCTGCTTGGTTCTTGGGCCGCAATCCGAAGCTAAAGATTATTCAGGCAACGCATAACACGGAACTTGCGGTCAGGTTTGGTCGTAAGGTTCGTGATTTGATTGACACGCCTGATTATCACACCATTTTTCCTGACACGGGATTGAAGGCGGACGATAAGGCGGCTGGCCGTTGGGGGACATCGGCAGGCGGCGAATACTTTGCGGCAGGCGTGGGCGCGGCAATGACGGGTCGCGGTGCGGATTTGTTGATCATTGACGATCCACACTCGGAGCAGGACGCACTGTCCAGTACGGCGTTTGACAACGCATTTGAGTGGTATACGTCTGGACCTCGTCAGCGTTTGCAACCGGGTGGTTCAATCATCATCGTCATGACGCGGTGGGGGATGAAGGATCTGACGGGTCAGGTTATCAAGATGCAAGGCTCGGATACGCTGGCGGACGAGTGGGAGGTTGTAGAGTTCCCTGCCATACTGCCGTCCGACAAACCTTTGTGGCCGGAGTTCTGGGGCAAGGACGATCTGATCAAGGTCAAGGCATCACTGCCTGTGGCAAAGTGGAACGCGCAGTGGCAGCAGAACCCGACTGCCGAAGAAGGCGCCATCGTCAAGAAGGAATGGTGGCAGATGTGGGAAAAGGAGGACATCCCGAAGGTAAACTACATCATTCAGTCGTATGACACGGCGTTCAGCAAGAAAGAGACTGCCGACTACTCGGCTATTACGACATGGGGGGTATTCACGAATGAAGACACTGGCGCCGATAATGTCATACTTATGGATGCTCGCCGTGGTCGTTGGAATTTCCCCGAACTCAAGGCCGTGGCGGCAGAGGAGCACGAATATTGGGAACCTGACATGGTTATTATTGAGGCGAAAGCGTCAGGGCAACCATTGACGGACGAGCTTCGTGCAGCCGGCATTCCGGTCATGAACTATACACCAAGCAAAGGTCGTGATAAGATCACTCGTATGCATACGGTAGCACCGCTGTTTGAGGCGGGGATGGTGTGGGCACCGGAACAGAAGTTTTCGGAAGAGGTTATTGAGGAGTGTCTTGCTTTTCCGCATGGGGAGCATGATGACTTTGTCGATAGCATGACGATGGCTTTGATACGTTTCCGGCAGGGTGGCTTCATCGAACTCGAGGGCGAGAGCGATGGTTCAGATTGGTATCCAAGGAAACGGGAGTATTACTAATGTCCAGCAAGTTTAACACTCCCAAGGCACGCTCTAATCGCAAACGTCAGTTAGAGCGGCTTGGTTATGATGCTGATAGGGTCGCTGACATTCTAGACTTTGAGTTTGAGTTGGAACTTGGCTTCTATCCGAAGACTCCTTTACCGGGTAAGAGTTATAAGAAAGGTGGTTCGGTCAAAGGATCTGAATCGTTAAACGCGGCCATTGAGCGCGTAAAGAAGGAGCAAGGCTTCCGCAACGGCGGCAGAGTTTCTGTAAGTAATTTCAAAGGAACCTTTTAATGGCATTACCTCCACAACCCATGGGCAGTTTGACAGACTCTGGCATTGAACCACCGCAGGGTGTCGAGGTGGATATCCCACAGATAGAAGATTTTGCTGGTGGCGCAGAGATTCTACAAGATGTAGATGGCGGCGCAATTGTTCAGGCTCTTATGGGCGGTGCTCAAGAGGGCATGGAGGTTGAGGCTCAACAGTATGATCACAACGCCAATCTTGCAGAAATCATGGATGATGGTGATCTGGGTGAGATATCCAGCGATTTGCGCGGTCTGTATGAAGAAGACATGGAGTCACGCGAAGAGTGGCAGGAAGCCTACACCAAGGGTCTGGATCTTCTTGGTATCAAGTATCAGGAGCGCACGCAGCCGTTTGATGGCGCGTCCGGCGTAACACATCCGCTGATTGCCGAGTCCGTAACCCAGTTCCAAGCACAGGCATACAAAGAACTTCTGCCAGCCGGTGGTCCGGTCAAGACGCAAGTCTTGGGTTCCAAGACTATGGAAAAAGAGGCACAAGCCAGCCGCGTCAAGAACTTCATGAACTATCAGGTTACTGAGATCATGGAGGAGTTTGATCCTGATACGGATCAGATGCTGTTCTATCTGCCGCTCTCTGGTTCTACGTTCAAGAAAGTATACTTCGATCCTACCAGAAATCGTGCGGTATCTGCGTTTGTACCGTCAGAGGATCTGGTCGTGCCATATTCGGCTACCGATCTGAACACAGCACCGCGTGTAACGCATGTATTGCGTATGGACGAGAATCAAGTCCGTAAGATGCAAGTTGCAGGCATCTACCGTGATGTAGAGGTGTCCACGAGTGACGAGGGTGACAATTCCGTTCATGACAAGGTGGACGAGTTAGAGGGTGTCAGCAAAGGATATACAGACGATGTGCATACCATATTGGAGATGCACGTTGAAATGGACTTAGAAGGCTTTGAAGACATGAGTCCGTTAGGAGAGCCAACGGGAATCAAGCTGCCGTATATCGTAACGCTTGATCATGGATCTGGGGAGATTCTGTCTATTACCCGCAACTACGATCAGGAAGATTCTCTGAAGCGTAAGCGGCAATACTTCGTGCATTACAAGTTTTTACCAGGTCTGGGTTTCTATGGCTTCGGCCTGATACACATGATTGGTGGCTTGGGTCGTGCGACCACCAGCATTTTGCGTCAGTTGATTGATGCCGGCACGCTGGCGAACTTGCCGTCTGGCTTCAAGGCGCGCGGCATTCGGATCCGTAACGATGACGAGCCGCTCTCGCCCGGTGAGTTCAGGGACATTGATGCGCCTGGTGGTGACATTCGTAACTCCATTATTCCGCTTCCGTTCAAAGAACCGTCTGGTACGTTGGCGCAGCTACTGGCGTCATTGATTGAAGGTGGGCGCCGGTTTGTGTCAATTGCCGATCAGCAGATTGGTGAAAGCCAAAGCGGAGATATGCCTGTAGGCACAACTGTGGCACTGCTTGAGCGCGGTATGAAGGTCATGTCGGCCATTCACAAACGCTTGCACTATGCACAGAAAACAGAGTTCCGGCTCCTCGCCAGAATCTTTGCGGAAAATCTCCCTCCAAATTATCCGTATGAGGTAGCCGGAGCACCTTCCGAAATCAAAGCACAAGACTTTGATGGCCGCGTGGATGTACTTCCAGTATCGGATCCGAACATCTTTTCGATGGCACAACGGGTGACGTTGGCGCAAACACAGCTTCAGTTGGCGCAATCCAACCCCGGTATTCACAATCTGCATGAGGCATACAAGCGTATGTATCAGGCTCTTGAGGTCCAGAACATTGATGAGATTCTGCCGGCCAAAAAAGAGCCACAGCCTACAAGTCCTAGCATTGAGAATGCAAAGGGGATGCAGGGCGAACTGCTGACGGCGTTCCAACAGCAAGACCATGATGCACATATCATGACGCATGTGACGTTTATGAAACTGCCTTTGGTTTCGACATCACCCAACATTTATGCTATATTTATGGGGCATCTTCAGGACCACATATCCATGAAGGCACGCCTGACTGTAATGGCACAAGTCCAACAACAGCAGGCGCAGGCGCAACAAATGGCAATGGCGGCTCAGATGGGAGCCGTAGATCCAATGATGGCGCAACAACAAATGCAAGCAGCATCTGGAATAACCGAAGAGGTAGTTGAGGCCGAGGTTGCAAAACTAGAGTCACAATTTACTCAAGAGGTCATTCAAATGCTTGCACCGCCGGACGGGCAACAAGATCCTCTTGTAGCAATCCGGCAGCAGGAACTTGCTATCAAGGCATCCGAGTCCGAACGTAGAGCACAACAGGACGCGGCTGAACTTGCACTTGAACGCCAGAAGCTCCAACAGCGAGCTACAACTGACGCAGCGCGAATCGAACTCCAAGAGGAGATCGCAGAAGACAGGGCAGATGTGAATAGGGAACGCATCCAGACCCAGCGTGAGTTGGCGATGCGTAATAGGTAATTGGATCCAGTAACAGCAATGGCTACTGCTTCGGCGGCGTTCGGAGCATTGAAAAAAGGATTTGCGATAGGACGGGACATCGAGTCGATGGCTACCGATCTTTCGCGTTGGATGGGTGCGCTTTCTGATCTGGATCAGATGGAGAAAGAGGCCAAGAATCCCCCAATATTTAAAAAGTTGTTTGGTGGTCAAAGCGTTGAGCAAGAGGCCATAATGACTTTTGCCAACAAGCAAAAGGCTCAACAGCAGAGATACGAGCTTCAGCAGTGGATTGGCCTGACTATGGGTAGGTCAAAATGGGAAGAGTTGGTCCGTATGGAGGGCCAGATCCGGAAACGCAGACAAGAAACATTATACAAACAACGCGAACGGCGTCAGAAGTTTGTTGAGATAGTAGCTTGGATTGTGATGATCGGCTTCGGTGCAGCGGCTCTTACATTCTTTGTGATGTTTTTACAGGGTAAGGCAGCAAGTGCGGCTGATCAAATGACGACCTGTCGCAAGGTAAAGTGCGAAAAACTGCAAAACAAACAAGTTGTTTGTATTTTTCGAGGTCAGAACAATACGATTGAATCTCAAATCTTTGAGTACATGGAGTTTATTCCATCGGAGTATCAATGCAAATACGATCCTAACGCCAAGAAAGAGATGACTGTTCAGGAGACGCTCAAAGCCGTGCGAGAGAGTCAGAAATGAGCAAGAAGTTTCAAGATGACACTGAGTACGCCAAGTATGACCTTGACGGGGATGGGGAGATAACTGACGAGGAACTGGAACACGCCAAGGAAATACGAGAAACAGAACGTGATCTGCGTAAGAGTTTGGCTCAACTGCGGATGGCGCGATACACTTTGATAGGTATGGGTGTTTTCACAATAGCGATGTTTACGCCGTGGGTATCTGTTGAGCGTATTGAGGCACTTAGTGAAATAAGCAATCTGTTTTATATTAGTGGCGCCGGTATCGTTGGCGCGTATATGGGCACCACAGCGTGGATGAGCCGTAAATGATAGATGCCTTCTTGTTGCTGGTATACTTGGGCACAGGAGACTTTCGCAAGCTAGAGTCCGGCAACATGTATTTCTACTCTGTTACAGAATGTAACTACTTTGCCTCACAGGTGTCAAAAAGGTACGGCAACTACCAGTATTCTCAATACCTTGACGCGAAGGACAGAGTAACGGCATACTGCGTACCCAGACAAGTGGATGCAGAACAAGTGAAAGTGTACTGATGTTACAGGCTTTGATTGGACCTATTTCCGGCTTAGTTGGGTCATGGATGGACTCAAAAACCGAAGAGCAGCGCGGTAAATCGGCTGTTGCCAAAGCCAAGGCGGAAGCCGAAGCCAAGGTCATGGTGTCCGCCGCTACGTCAACGGCTGACTGGGAAAAGTTGATGGCGAAGGGTAGCCAATCGTCCTGGAAGGATGAGTGGCTAACAATTTTGTTCTCGATTCCATTGATCCTAGCTTTTGCTGGGGAGTGGGGCAGAACAATCGTTGCCGAGGGCTTTGCTGCATTACAAGTGATGCCGGACTGGTATCAATATACACTCGGAGTTATCGTTGCCGCCAGCTTTGGCGTCAGATCCGCCACGAAGTTTTTTGGAAAGAAGTAGGAGAACATTATGCCACTAACAGATAAACAGATGAAGATAGCTCGTGTAGCAGAGCCTCGTGACAAGATTACCGGCGAAGATTTCAAAGAACTGCGTAAAGCATCTGGTGGCATTGTTAGCTTCTCGACAGGCGGCGAAGTTAAAGGTAAAGAGCCAAGGATTATCGAACTTGACGAACTTATTGAGTTTGGCGATGACGATGTGCGAGAGATTGCAGAATCTGACCGTTTCAAAGAGGACGTAAAGACATTCCGCAAAGGAATGAGTGTAGATGCCTCTGGTATGGCTCGTGGATGCGGCGCCGTAGTTCGTGGCAAAAAGTTTAGCGGCACATTTTAATTGTACGATGGATGTTGCAGACTTCGCAAAATATGTTTATAGCTTGTTGAGTCAGCGAGAGGAGCAAATCGCTGACATGTTAACATCTGGTGGTGTTCAGAACTTTGAGCAATACCAGCGGTTGGTGGGAGAAGTACAGGGACTTGTCTACGCCAAGGAAGAGATCAAAACCCTGCTGGAGAGAAATTTAGACGATGGCGAAGACATTATACGTTCCTGATCATATCGCAAAATCAAAGGTAAAAGAGCCAGTTTCAGCAGAGTCTGCGTATGTAGAGGCCGAGGCACGAGTTCTAGACCCCAACCTTATAGACAAATCTTTAAAAGAACGCCTGCCGCAACCTACTGGTTGGCGGCTTTTGGTTATGCCATATCAAGGCAAGCTGAAGACAGACGGCGGAATCATCATTCCTAACGAGGCGCGTGAGCGTGAAGCACTGGCTACGGTGGTGGCTTATGTTCTCAAGCTAGGCCCGTTGGCGTATCAGGATCCCAACAAGTTTGGCGACAACCCAGAGCCTTGGTGTGAAGAAGGACAATGGGTTTGCATCGGTCGGTATGCCGGTTCTAGGTTCAAGATTGACGGCGGCGAGGTTCGCATCATTAACGATGACGAAGTGATCGCCACTATCCTTGAGCCTGATGATGTGAAACAGGTTTAGGGAGATGATGATGGCAGAAGCTGAAGCACAGGTTGTTGAGGAAGAAGTAGAAGTTACTGTTGGTGACGATCAGAAAGGTGCTCCAGTTCAGGAGTCCTTAGACTTATCTGATTCCGATCAGCCGGAAGTCTCTGTGGAAGAACCTGATGAGCTAGACAATTATAGCAAGGGCGTACAGAAACGGATTAAGAAGCTAACCGAGAAGTATCGTTACGCCGAGCGTGACAAGGAAGAAGCGGCTCGGCTTGCAGAAACGCTGAAGAACGAGAATGAACAACTTAAAAACAAGTTGAGCAATCTTGATCAGGGTTATCTTAGTGAATATGGCAGTCGTATTGACTCACAACTGGACACCGCAAAACGTGCGTACAAAGACGCGCATGATCGAGGTGACGTTGACGCCATGTTTGACGCGCAACAGGCACTGTCAAAGATTTCCATAGAACAAGAGCGTTTTCGTTTAGCTAAACAACGTCAGGAGCAACAGGCTCCGGCGGCTAACGCCACAGAGATTCAACAACAGGCTCCGGCTCCGGCAGCTAAACCAGATCCCAAGGCTGAAAAGTGGGCTGAACGGAACGAATGGTTTGGCGAAGATGAGATTATGACGCAGGCTGCGATTGTTATTCACAACAATCTTACTGCGGAAGGGTTTGACGGAACCGAAGATGAATACTATGATCAATTGAACAGTCGTCTCAAAGATCGTTTTCCAAACGAACTAGGGGCGAAACAAAACGGGGGAAGTACAAGGGTCGCCTCGGCTTCTACTTCCGCATCCCGCAGCAACAAGCAGGGGCGCAGGACTGTCAAGTTGTCACCATCACAAGTGGCTATGGCTAAAAAACTTGGTGTTCCTCTTGAAGAATACGCTAAGTATGTGAAGGACTAAGCAATGAGTGATGACAGACAACCACGGTCAACGCAGACCCGCGAAAAAGCAACGCGCAGAAAGCCTTGGGCACCGCCCAACCGTCTAGAATCGCCTGATGCACCCGATGGATACAGACATCGTTGGATCAGAACGGCTCTCAGAGGTGAAGATGACAAGATGAACGTCCATGCGAAACTTCGCGAAGGATGGGAACCTGTCAGAGCCGATGAGTATTCCGGATCTGATTTCGCCGTCATCCAAGACGGGGATCATGCAGGTGTTATTGGAAACGGTGGATTGATGTTAGCAAGGATCCCTGAAGAAACAGCGCAGGAAAGAACCGAATATTACCGTGATCGGACACGCGAACAAATGACTGCTGTGGACCAGGACTTAATGAAGGAACAACATCCTTCAATGCCAATCACTAATGAGAGGCAAAGTCGTGTAAGTTTTGGAGGCCGCAAAGGCGGTTCCAAGTAACCATAGTATGAGATAAGGAGTTATTCTCATGGCAAACACCAATGGAAGTTTCGGTCTAAGGCCGTATGGGATGCTGGGTTCAGCACCTAATTCCACTGGTACGACTGAGTATAGAATCGCGTCCGATAACTCAAACCCAATCTTCCAAGGTATGGCGGTTATCCCGCTTGCTGCTGGTGTGATTGATGATCTACAAGCTGCCGCTGGCGGTAACGTAGCCATCGTGGGTGTGTTTAACGGATGTGAATATGTCAGTTCTACCACTGGAGAAGTAGTTCGTTCTAACTTCTGGCCTGGTTCTGGCGCGGATTCTAATTTCCCCGTTAAAGCCTTTTTGTATGACAATCCTTCGCAATTGTTTACGATTGCAACATCAAACGTAGTTTCTGCGGCTAACACCGAAGCAGAAATCCGCGCAGCGGTGTTCGCAAACATTGCATTTGCAACAGGTAATAGCGGTTCTACCACCACAGGTATTTCCTCTGCTACTGCGGATTTGAATACTATCGCTACCACCAACACGTTAGCTTTGCGTATTATGGGCGTTCTTGACGACCCAGAAAACGCAGACTTCACTGCTGCTGGTATCCCGTTAATCGTTCGTATAAACAACCACTTCAATGCGCCGACAGGCTCCATTGCAGCGGCCACTGTTTCTACGACTGGCGTATAAGGAGGCTGATCAATGGCTATTTCTCGCGCACAACTAGCGAAAGAACTGGAACCAGGCCTCAATGCTCTATTTGGAATGGAGTATGACAGGTACGAGAACCAGCACGCAGAAATCTACACCACTGAGTCCTCAGATAGATCATTTGAGGAAGAGGTCATGCTTTCCGGGTTTGGAGCCGCTCCTACTAAGGATGAAGGTTCTGCCATCAGTTTTGATGACGCCAATGAAGCATTTACCGCTCGGTACAACCACGAAACCATTGCTCTGGCATTTTCGATCACAGAAGAAGCCGTGGAAGACAATCTCTATGATCGTCTGTCTTCGCGCTACACTCGTGCTCTTGCCCGTTCAATGGCTCACACAAAGCAGGTAAAAGCAGCCAGCGTTCTAAACAACGCATTTTCGGCTGGTGCATTTGCTGGCGGTGACGGTGTTGCACTCTGTGACGCATCACACCCGCTGACCAACGGTAGCACGTTCAATAACGAGCCTAGCACTGCCGCTGATCTGAATGAGACATCCCTTGAGGATGCTCTGATCAGCATTGCTGGATTTGTTGACGAGCGTGGTCTGAAGGTTGCTCTTCGTGGCATGAAGCTCATCGTTCCTCGCCAGCTACAGTTTGTGGCAGAGCGTTTGATGGTTTCAAATCTTCGTGTCGGCACAGCAGACAACGATGTTAACGCAATTCGTTCGATGGGTATGTTGCCTGACGGTTATGCCGTCAACGACTTCCTGACGGATTCAGATGCGTTCTTCATCATGACTGATGCTCCTCGTGGATTCCTCCACTTTGAGCGTGTGCCTCTGTCTACACAGATGGAAGCAGACTTCGACACCGGCAACATGCGGTTCAAGGCTCGTGAGCGTTACAGCTTCGGCTTCTCAGACCCACGTTGCGTGTTTGGTTCACCAGGCGCATAACCCTAGTTAAGAGCTAGGATGAAAGGGCGGCTTCACAGTCGCCCTTTTTTCTGTTAGCCTATATAGACCTTACTAATGTAGTTCCTCCCTAAACTCGGAGCCGCCAATTGCGGCTTCGCTTTTTTTCGTGTATGGTGTTTATACCCTGACAGATCTAATGTGGATCTGACACTAGCCACGACAGGAGAATTACATGGCTACTACTACCTTTTCAGGTGCAGTGCGCTCAAAGGGCGGCTTTACCTCTGTAAGTGAGAACGCAACCACAGGCGCGTTTACAACTCTCTCAAGCATCAGTTCAACTGGTGTATCTTCTTTTGATGCTAACACGATGGCTGTAGAGGCCGGCACGGGTATCACAACCGGCTCCGGCACTATCTACCGCAGCGCAGTTCAGCGTATGGGCGGCATCATCACCACTCGTATTCTTATTGATCTTACAGGTCTGCGTTCAACAGGCTCTGGCGACATCATTGGTGTAAACGGTACAGCACTTGTTTGTCACATTGGTCAGATCACTGCTGCTAAAAACGGTACAATCCTGACGGGTAGCATGGAATGTTTTGAGGCTCCGGCTGGCGGCGACCCCGACATCAATATCCACTCTGCCACAGAGGGTACAGGTGTTGAGGACGGGGCAATTGGTGATTTGACAGAAACACTTCTTGTTAACGCGGGTGACGCAACTCTTGGAAGCAAGGTTTATTTCTCGGCTGTTCCTGCCGCTGATCAGTTTTTGTATCTAACAACAGGTGCGGCGACAGACGCGGACTACACTGCTGGTAAACTCTTTATTGAGCTGATGGGCTACGAAGCCTAACAATGAGAGGGGGTAAAACCCCTCTCCTTTTATAAAGGAGTTTAAAATGGCGGGTTCAAACATCACCGCAAAGTTCATCAGTGATGAGAATGCTTCAGACGATGATCGTCTCGTAACGGCAGCAAGACCAGACACAAGTGCAACCATGGCAAACACCACCTTTCTTGGAGGCGGTGCGAGAAACGTCATTGTCACCACCACAGGCACTGGTGACAACGCTAAGACTTGTACAATCACCGGCACCGATGTTTTTGGCAATGCCATGACAGAAGTGATAACGTCCACTGGTAGTGCAGAGGCGGTGGCAGGCACGAAACTGTTTTTAACAGTGAGTGCTGTTGAGTGTTCTGCAAAGTATGCAGCAAATATTAAGGTTGGATCTGGGACGCTGTGCGCTGAAGCCATTCAAGGAAGCAACAGAATACGACTCAAAGGTTTCTCGATTGTTTCTGGTGGTACGGCGGGTGTTATCAACTACATCAACGGCACTCCGGAAAGTGGGACAACTATATTCAAGTCCAGAACAATCGGTACAGACAACACAACCTTGGATAGGACAATCCCTGAACAGGGCGTTCTGTTTGAGGACGGGATGTCTGTTTCATATACGGTTGCAACAATTGATATGATGACTTTCTTCCATGCCTAGGAAGCGTGACAAGCAACCTCCGAAGACCAAGAAATACTTTCGCTCTACTAAATCTGGCGCGGGTATGACTAAGGCGGGTGTTGCTCGTTATCGAAAAGAAAACCCTGGAAGCAAGTTAAAAACAGCGGTTACAGGGAAGGTTAAGAAGGGCAGTAAAGCAGCAAAGCGGCGTAAGTCGTTTTGTGCAAGATCTGCCGGTCAGATGAAGAAGTTTCCCAAGGCGGCAAAAGATCCGAACAGCCGTCTAAGACAGGCTCGTAAACGATGGAAGTGCTAATGACCCCCGAAGAAGTTTTGCGTCAATTGGAAAAGCACGAGGAGTCGTGCGACAAGCGATATGCTGAGATTCAACGTCAGTTGGACAGGCTTGATGTGCGTCTTTGGGGTATAGCTGCGTTGATCGTTGCTACAGCTTTGGCGAACAGGTTTTTGTAGTGGCTATAAACAGAGCACGGATGAGTAAACAGATTAGTAAGCCGGGAGGGAAAAAGATGCCTAAAGACGCTTGTTATAAAAAAGTTAAAGCACGCTACAAGGTTTTTCCAAGCGCATATGCATCAGGGGCCATTGCGAAATGTAGAAAAGTAGGAGCGGCTAATTATGGAACTGGAGGAAAGAATAAGAAGTCTAAAAGAAAGAGTGGCTCTTCTAAACGCAAAGGTAAGACCTATTGATGAGACCTCAAGTAACAAGGCCCAAGCGGAAGTTTCGAGGCAAGAAGATAGAGGGGACAGCCGTAGCGCGTGGTTGCGGAAAGGTCTTGCCGAGGCGAAGGAAGAGAACTAAGGGTGCAGTGGAGCAGTCCTGATGGCAGTTAGAAAAACCAAAGAAGGTCTGGCTCTCAAGCGTTGGTTTAAAGAGGACTGGAAGGATGTTCGTACCGGCAAGAAATGTGGCCGGAAGAAAGGAGAAAAACGTGGTGTCCCTTATTGTCGCCCGTCAAAGCGGGTTTCTTCCAAAACGCCGAAGACAACCAAAGAACTGTCTTCCAAAGAAAAGAAGTCTCGTATTGCCCAGAAGAAGCGTTTGGGACAGCCTGCCGGTAAGCCTAGGCGCGTTAAGGCTGTACGAAGAAAGAAAAAGTAATTGATTGAAGAGAGCGTAATTAAAGAGTTGCGTAGATGGTCTGCCTCTGTTTTAGAGAAGACAAATGAAAACTATAACGGTCTGCCTGCCTGTCCATACGCAAAAAAGGCTTGGTTAGAGGATAAAGTAGGTTTTGTTTTTAAGGACACTGAAGATTGGGATATTCTGTATCTGTCTATAGAAGATTGGGATGACTCAAAGGATGTGATTATATTAGTGGATCATTGCTACCCAGAATTAGACGACATGTATGCCTTTTTGGATGATATGAACAAAGATATTGCAGAGGGTGTGTTTTCTACTAAAGACATGTTTCTAATGGGATTTCATCCAGAGGCAGAAGATAACGACTTGCTTGACGATGAAATAGAGATGACTGATGAGGAGCCTTATGCCATGATATTTTTGCAGCGACTAAGCAAGCTGCAAGAGGCTTCAAATCAGCTTAGAGAGAAGGGGTATTATAGCACTTGTGAAGATTACTATGATGGTTCTTCTTTATATCAGCAACGGCAAGACTATTACAGGAGATTAAAATGGCAGGTGCAATGAAACGGATGAAGAAAAAGATGATGCGCGGCGGCGGCGCAGTCACCGGCAAGAAGATGATGCGCGGCGGCGGCATGGTTGCTAAAAAGAAAAAGGCCGGATTCCGTGGTGGCGGACGAGTCAAAGCAAAGAGATAGTGTGATATGGCAACTTCCAATTCCAGAGATTTTGACCTTGATGTAGGTGAGATTATTGAGGAAGCGTATGAGCGGTGTGGCCTTGAGGTTCGCACCGGTTACGATGCAAAGACTGCTAGGCGTTCTCTTAATCTCATGTTTGCCGATTGGGCTAATCGAGGTCTTAATCTTTGGACGGTGAATCAAGCCACGCAAGCTCTAACATCCGGCACTGCTACTTATACTTTGACTTCCAACTTTGCAGATCTTTTAGAAGTTGTTGTTAGAGATAGCAGTAGTGTGGACCTGCCCTTAACAAAGATCTCAAGGGGCGACTACCTAAATCTAACGAACAAGACAACCACTGGCAGGCCAACCCAGTTTTTCTTCGACAGACAAACAACACCGACAATAACCTTGTGGCCTACTCCCAATGATTCAACAGATACATTGGTGTTTTACTACGTCAATCGAATACAGGATGCGGATACTCTTCAAAACACAACAGATGCACCCTTTCGCTTTTTGCCGTGCATGGTAGCTGGTCTAGCGTATTATACGGCTATGAAGAAGGCGCCCGATAGGATTCAGCTTCTGAAAGTGGTATATGAGGAAGAGTTCCAAAGAGCTGCTGACGAGGACGAAGATAGAGTGTCATTGAAACTCCAACCTAGTATTCAATATTTGAGGGTGTAATGGCTAGGTACGCTTCAGGAAAAAATGCATACGGTATATCGGATCGTTCTGGCTTTCGGTATCGCTTGCGCGATATGCGTAAAGAATGGAACGGTTTGCTTGTTGGGATTGACGAGTTTGAAGAAAAGCACCCACAGCTAGAACCAAGGCGCGTTGTTGCGGATCCCCAGGCTTTGCGGGATCCTCGTCCAGACACTCGCAATATTATTCCAGAGACCGTACAGATTCCTATCTTTGATTTGGTGAACCTAGTGTTTACGGAAACCCCTAGGGCTAAAGCAATTGTAGGGGAGGTCACGGTGAGTGTGTCATGACATATACTTATACAGAGTTAAAAAACTCTATAAAAGATTACACAGAGAACCAAGAATCTACTTTTGTTTCTCATTTATCTGATTTTATCTCCACCGCAGAAGAGCGCATATTCAAAAGCGTAGATCTAGATTTCTTTCGTAAGAACGTCAATGGAAGCACATCTTCTGGGAATCAGTTTTTAGCTGTACCTGATGATTATCTTGCTTCGTTCAGTCTTTCTATTGTCAACTCTGGCAACAGAGAGTTCTTGATGCACAAGGATGTGAACTTTTTGCAAGAGTACAGTCCAAGCACTACAGCAACCGGAACGCCAAAATACTATGCATTGTTTGATTCAAACAATTTTTTATTAGCGCCCACGCCTAATGCAGCGTTTACGGCTGAATTGCATTATTACTATCGACCAACCAGTCTAACGGTTAGTACGTTCGTTTTAACTTTAAGTAGCGTTAGTGGCACTTTTCAAGACACAGAGACAATAACTGGCGGTACTAGCGGTGCAACGACAACCATCTCTTCGGGTGGTGCTTCATCGACACTGACAATTATTATTCCAAGCACGGACTTCACAGTAGGCGAAACGGTAACTGGCGGTACTAGCGGTGCCACCGGCACAGTTGTATCTACCAGTTCCGATACCACACAGACATGGCTTAGTGAAAACGCTCCAAATGCAATGCTCTATGGCAGTTTGGTTGAAGCGTACACCTACATGAAGGGTGAGCCGGATGTCATGAAGATGTACGGCGACAGATTCTCCGAGTCTTTGATTAGGTTGAAGGACTACGCTGAAGCCAGAGAAAACGCTGACGCATATAGGGATGGGTTGGTAAGAAGAGTTAGAACATGAAGATTGCTATTGTTGGGCTTGGAGGCAGCTATGCTGATTACATATCTGCTCGAGTCGCCTCTCAAGAGTTTGACGAGATATGGGGCATCAACTGTATCGGCGCAATAATTCACGTTGATAAGACCTTCATGATGGACCCAGTGTCTAGGTTTTTAGACTCTGAGAATGCCGGATCTCAAACTGGTGTTGCTCGTGAGTTCCTGAAAACCAACAAAAAACCGATAGTAACGTGTCAGTTAGACAAGCGAGTCAAACACTTAGAGCTTTATCCGCTCAAAGAAGTGGCGACTGAGTTGGGGTTTTGTTACTTCAATAACACGGTGGCCTATGCTGTTGCTTATGCGATTTGGGCGAAGGTCAGTAAGATTTGTTTGTATGGCATAGACTATACATACAAGAATGTAAGTATGGCTGAGTCAGGAAGAGCCTGCGTTGAGTTCTGGTGCGCTATTGCCGTGTCGAAGGGTATTAAGATAGAAGTCGCGCATAGATCAAGTCTTTTGGACACCAACGTCCCAGACAATGAGAAGTTGTATGGATATCACCGGCTAGACGACCCGTTGGTTCAAACCGTCCAAGACGGAAGTCTATTGATAACCAAACAATCAGAGTTTGATCCTCCTGAACCAGTGGAATCAGAGCCAGTTATTTTTGGGAGGCATGACAATGTTTGATATAAGCATGGGATCTGTAGGCGCCGTGGACGTAATTACGTCAGATAACGGTGGTTTGTCTAACGATCAGATAGCCGATATGGCGGCGAACAAGATCATATATATATCGGATGAGGCACCAGAACCGATTCGTCTTCAGGCCGAAGCGTTCAAGGATCGAGTACGAAATTTAGTACAATATTATGTGGAGTTGGCTAGAAGAGAAGAACGTGCTACTATTTGCGCGAAAGTTCGTGAAGCTGGTCAGCACGAATTAGCTGATGCTATAGGGAGACTGTAATGGCAATTGCACAAGCAATGTGTACCGCATTCAAACAAGAGTTGTTGCTGGGTACGCATAATTTCGCAACAAACGGCAACGCTTTTAAGTTGGCCTTGTACGCAGAAGGCGGCGGCGGCAAATCAAGCACCACAGCCACTCTTGGCGCAGCTACAACCGCCTACACCACAACCGGTGAGGTCGCAAACAGCGGATCATACACCGCAGGCGGTGGTGCTCTTACGAAAGTGGCACCAAGCACTTCCGGCACTACGGCTTTTACTGATTTTGCTGATATCAGCTTTACTACGGCTACAATTACAGCAATGGGCGCTTTGATCTACAATGACACTAACAGTGACAAAGCTGTTTGTGTTTTGGACTTCACATCTAATAAAACGTCTACTTCTGGTACTTTCACCGTTCAGTTCCCAACAGCCGATGCGAGTAATGCCATTATCCGCATAGCGTAATGGAGTAGCATCGTGGCAAATATTACGGGTTGGGGTCGAGGTACTTGGGGCCAGCTTACTTGGAACCAAGCAATACCTGTTGTTGTTACTGGTGTTGCGGGTACTACCGCTCTCGGATCTGAGACTGTTACCGCTGGAGCATTAGTTACTGTCACGGGTGTCGTTGGAACCACCGCTTTAGGTTCTGAAACTGTTACCGGTTCTGCCTTAGTCGCTTCAACCGGTTCATCTGCAACGGGTGCTGTTGGTTCTGAGACTGTTACTGGCACCGCTCTTGTATCCCCCACAAATGTTATAGGTACTACCGCAGTTGGTGATGAACAGACCAATTGTGCGGCTAATGTAGCGGGTGTAGGCGTTACGGCCACCGTTAGCTTTGGTGACGAATCAGTTACCGCTGGAGCGTTGGTTGCTGTTACAGGCAATGTGGGCACCAGTGCGCTAGGTTCAGAAACTGTAACGGCATCTTCATTGTTGTCTGCTACAGGTGTTGTTGGCACGGGAGCAACGGGCGCTGTTACCCTAGAATCCAAGTATTCTGTTACGGGGGTTACAGCGACAGGAAATGCTGGTATAGTCCTAGTCTACACGAGTATTGTGCCTAGCCAGACTCCAAGTTGGACGGATATTACAGCAGCATCCCCTTCCTGGTCTGACGAAACACCCTCGCAGACTCCAAATTGGACAGAGAAAGCGGCGTAGGAGCAATGCATGGCAAGTTCATTTAGTACAAATCTTGGTATAGAAAAGCCGGCTACAGGTGAATTGTCTGGTAGTTGGGGCGATGTTACCAATTTTAACTTTGATATTTTTGACCGAGTAACGGGCGCAGCGGATCTGACAGCGTCTGATCTTACAACTGATCTTACCATACGAGCAGCTTCTCCTACCTCTGGACAAAGCAATGTTCAGACGGGGATGTTCTCTGTCATAAACATAAAAGACAGCGGTTCTGATCTAGGTGGTGTTAACGTGGTGACGATTGCCCCTAATACCGCTAGTAAATTTTTTGTTATTAAAAACTCTTTATCTGGCAGTCGCAGCGCAACGATTCAGCAAGGTAGCGGAGCCACTGTGTCGATACCAAACGGTAAGACCGATATTGTGTTTTGTGATGGGGCTGGTTCAGGCGCAGCGGTTACAGCGGTTGCTTCATCTTTTAACGTAGCCGACAACCCAGATGTGGCTGATCAATCCACAGCTTTAGCAATCGCCCTCGGATGATAGGAGTACAAAATGGCAAATGATGCTTCCGTAACAATACAGGCAACAGTTTTGCCAGACGAGATTGCCAAGACTTTCTCGGCTAGTATGACTGTCACACCTGTTGATGCAAATGATAAGTGGTATTACAAGAAGACCAGTGTGTCTAATTCAAGCACTGACCTAATTGCTGGTGCTTATACCGACTATACCGCTGTAGATGATGATACTGCGCCAACCGCAGTTGCTACAGGAGACAAGGTCAAGTTCTTGTTTATCAAAAATGTAGATTCAAACAGTCGTAGCATTTATGTGGTGTTTGATGCTGGAACAGCGTCTTCTAGTGCAGCGGACGGCGTAACCATAGGGCCGAGCGAGGCTTTTGCGGCAAGGTTGCCAAACGCCACCGTGGCTGATGTTCACGCTATCTCGTCTGCATCCACCGCAGAGGTCATCGTATGTGCTTTGCTTGACGATGTAGGATAGGGGTAGATCATGGCTAATACCTTCAAAAACAAGGTGTTTAATGGTGCAAACAGCAGTGCCAATTCAGACATGGCTGTTTACACCGCGCCAAGCTCTACCACTACAGTTATTATTGGTCTGACGCTGGCAAACACCGGATCATCTCAAATCACAGCAGATATCAAGTTGAACGCTGGTGATATGGTGTTCTTGGCTAAAGACATTCCAATACCTGTTGGATCCAGCTTTGAATATATGTCTGGGAACAAGATTGTCATGGAAACGGGTCATAGCCTGATTGTGCAGTCTAGCGTTGCTAACAGTCTAGACACTGTAGCGAGTATCATGGAGATCACCTAATGTCCCGAGCACAAGAAATAGCAGACCTGTTATCTGGTGTAACGATTACGACTGCCGACAACACTGCACAGCTTACCCTTTCGTCAACGGACGCTGATGCAAACTCTGGCCCTGTTTTGTTGCTACAAAGAGATTCGGGTAGTCCTGCTGACGGCGATAATGCAGGGTTAATTCAGTTTAAATTTGATAATAGTGCAGGTAGCGATTTTGTATCGGCGGCACAAATCAGTGCAAAAGCAAACGATGTAACAGACGGCACTGAAGATGGCGAACTAGAATTACTAACAATCGTTGCTGGGTCATCTCGTAGCAGAATAGAAATGTTGCCCGGCGAAGTTGTTATAAACGAAGATAGTATAGATAGTGACTTCCGTGTCGAAAGCAACGGCAACGCCAACATGCTGTTTGTTGATGCGGGTAATGATAAAGTTGGTATTGGGACTAACAGCCCCGCAAACAAATTATCTGTGGTTGGTGGAGATTTCGGAACACTCCTTCTAGATAACGCTGACGCATCTCACGGCACTCAAATATTATTCCAACACAACAGCACAACCAACACAGGTTGTGACATTCAGATGTCTGATGCTGGCGGTATGAAGATTAGAACGCTTGCGGTTGAACCGATTACACTCGCTACTTCTGCGTCCGCTGGTTCTCCTGCTAATGTGCTTGTTCTTGGAACAAATAAAGATGTTACTGTTAGCGATGGCGACCTTGTGATTGGCACAAGCGGTCACGGCATTGATTTCAGCGCAGCCGGAAATGTCAGTGGCATGACAAGTGAACTGCTGGATGATTACGAAGAAGGCACGTTCACACCATCTTTCACTGGTGGTCTTTCTGGTTCAGGCTACGGCGACCAAAACGGAGTTTATACGAAGATAGGTAATTTTGTATTCTTTGTAATTGAGTTGGACATAACAAACGGTGCAGCGTCTACAGACGGCAATCAAATTAAAATTGACAATCTTCCATTTTCTTCAGACCAAAATAGCACAATGAATCATCAGATGGGCGGTGCTTGGGTCACGTTTAACAACAACTTTTACAATGTCGATACCGGCATATATATGCAAATCGGTGAAAACACTAACCAAGTCAAGTTATTTAAAGGAGATGGTAACGCTTTGGTTGGAAATGCAACAGGGGTAAATGGTCAAAACGATTTTCACATTGCTGGTTGTTACCGTACAGCAACTTAACCCCATCGGATAGACGCACAAGAAGCATAAAGGAACAGGTATGCCATACATAGGTAAAACCCCATCACAGGCCACTAGGGCTAGGTATTACCTTACTGCCAGCGGGAGTGAAACCTCAATATCTGGCAGCATGACCACTGGTGGTACGCTTACCTTTACTGATGGCAACTTTGTAGACGTATCGGTCAATGGTGTGGCACTGGTTGCTGGCACTGACTACAACACCAATACAGCTAATACGATTGCTGGTTTGACAGCACTAACAGCCAACGATCAGGTAGAGATCATTGTTTACGACACGTTTAGTGTGTTTAGTGGCGATGTAGATAGTGACTTTTCTGTGGGTGGTAATCTTAGTGTTACCGGCACTACTGCACTCACTGGTGTAGTAACTGCAAATGCTGGAGTGGTTGTAGACAACATCACTATTGACGGCACGGAGATTGACCTTAGTTCTGGGGATTTAACGATAGACGTGGCGGGAGATATTACTCTCGACGCTGATGGCGCAGATATAATTCTTGCAGATGGCGGCACTACGTTTCTTGAAATTGACAAGGATGGCAACAATTCCAGAATTAAAAACCCTATATCTGACGGAGACATAAAGTTTCAGGGTAATGATGGTGGTTCAATAATAACTGCTCTTGACTTGGATATGTCTGATAATGGTGCCGCAACACTTAGTAATGGACTAACTTTGACTGACGGTGACCTTGTGGTGGCAAGCGGTCACGGCATTAGTTTTGCTGCAACCAGTGACGCTAGTGGCATGACAAGTGAACTTCTTGACGATTATGAGGAGGGTACGTTTACGCCATCCTACACGCAAGGCACTGATTCTGCGACATATTCAATTCAGACTGGCCGTTACACAAAAGTTGGCAACAGGGTTTTCTTTGAATTTGAATTAGACGGCAATTCGATTACGGGAAATAGCAGCCATCTTTACATTGGCGGTTTGCCTTTTACTTCAAAAAATGCTGTTCCGTCATCGGGTGCGCTTATTAGTTACACTGGAGGTGTTTCAAACAACATCCACGTTACAGGTGTTATTTTTAATAACGGCACTGTTATAGGCGTTTATAAATTTCAAGACGGCGGGTCTGTTGCCGGAAACACAATGGCTTTGAATGGTGGCTGGCGATGGTTCGGTCATTATGACGTAAATTAATAACTTTATACCTCTAGTAAATGCTGGGGGCGGACAGTCCAACCATAGGAGATAAAAATGGCACTTACAGAAGAAACAGTACAAGACAAGATTGAGGTAGTTGGCGACTACAAAGCTGTACAAGTACGCACTGCAACCATCATCAAGCGTGACGGCGTAGAGATTAGCCGTAGCTTTCATCGTCATGCGTTGCAACCCAGCACAAAAGCAAGCGGTTCGTGGGCTGACACAGACATCAGCGGCGAAAGCACTGAAGTGCAAGCTATCTGCAACGCTGTGTGGAGTGATGCTGTGAAGACTGCGTATCAAACCATGATAGACGCACAAGAAGTATAGAGGAACAGGTATGCCATATCTAGGTAAAGAACCAAAAAACATCACGACCCTGTCTGATTTGAGCGTTTCAGGTAATGTAACGTCTACCGGCACGGTTGAACCCGCAGGTGATACCGCTGCTGGCGATGATGCGGCTATTGGCTTTACCAGCGCAGAAGGACTTATCCTCACAGGACAGGGTAGCACCAGTGACGTTGTTATCAAGAATGATGCTGATACTACAGTGTGTTTCGTGCCTACTGGTACAGATGACCTAAAGTTTAATGACAATGCTGCTCTTATATTTGGCGCAGATGACGATTTCAAAATTAGCCATAACGGTTCTAAAACTAAGTTGGAAGATACAGGCACGGGCAACCTAGAAATACGCGGCACAAACATTGAGTTTTATTCTGGAGATGGCGGCGAAACACTTGCAAAGCTGACAGATGATGGTGCTGTTGAACTTTATAACAATAATACAAAACGTATCGAAACTAGCAGCACAGGCGTGGACATCACAGGCGGGTTTGCCGCAACTGCCGCTTCCACAATTACCACCTCTGACAACTCTAACAATCTAACACTTACATCAACGGATGCGGATGCTAACACTGGTCCAAATCTTGTGATGACCAGAGCATCAGGAAGCCCTGCCGACAACGATGCCATTGGTGAGTTGACATTCAACTTTAACAACGATGCTGCTGAAAACACGGTTGGAACACGGTGGCGGAACTTTATTATTGATGCGTCCGATGGCACTGAAGATGCGGCGTTTGATATCTTCTCTATAAAAGCTGGGGCTTTAACCAGCATAATAAATTATGACGCCAGCACATTATCATTTAATGATGGCAGCGCAGACATAGACTTCCGTGTTGAGAGCAACGGCAACGCTAACATGCTAACTGTCAATGCTGGAGAAGATAAGGTTGGCATCGGGCGTGACCCCGGCACTGGTGTTTTAGACATTCAGTGTGGAAACACAACTGCGCTGCAAGCTATTAGAATTGCTGATACATCTCCGACTGAATACTTTGGCGTGTTTAACGCCAATGAAGGTGGTAAAGCACCAAACGCAGCAAATGCCACTCTCAAAGTGCGAGGTATGAATACTACAGATAGAGCGATTAACGCTGGTGGAACAGTCAACGCATCTGGTGCTGACTACGCTGAATACATGATTAAGGCTGATGGTGTAGGCACTATTGCAAAAGGTGCAGTGTGCGGGGTTGACGCAAATGGCAAGCTAACTGACGTATTTGCTAATGCTCACAGCTTTGTAATTAAATCAACAGACCCGTCATATGTTGGAGGTGATGTGTGGAGTATTGCTTCAACTGACGCTGATGGTAATCAGACAACATTGGAAGGCGATGCGCTAGAGGCTGCGAGGCAGAAAGTAGACCGCATAGCGTTTAGTGGGCAGGTTCCCTGCACCATTACTGGCACTACTAAAGTTGGTGACTTTGTTGTGGCGCAAGCAACGTCAGATGGCGGCATTGAAGCAGCAGCAGTCACCTCGCCTACATTTGAACAATATTCTGTAGCGATTGGCAAGGTGTGGAAATTAGGCAGCAGTCAACACACCGTTGCTGTAAAAATAGGCTGATGGATTTAGTTCACATAGTCAGAAGGGGTAAAAAGTGACACAAAACGTAATTACTATTGATGGCAAAGAATACAGTGCTGAAGACTTAGACGATCAACAGACATATATGATTAGTCAGATTCGTTCATGCCAAGAAAAAGCCGCGAAAATTAGTTTTGAACTTGACCAAGTACAAGCTGCACAAAACATGTTCACTAACAAACTCATCCAATCTATCAAAAGTGAAGAAATCGCTACTGGCACATAGGAGTCTGTTTTGCCTCTCAGCAAACTGCAATTTAAACCAGGCATCAATAGAGAGGGCACAAACTACTCTAATGAGGGTGGCTGGTTTGACGGAGATAAAATTCGTTATCGTAACGGCTATGTCGAGCGCATAGGCGGCTGGGTTCGTGTGTCAAACAACAAGTTTACCGGTATAGCTCGTAAGATATATGACTTCGTTACATTGGCTTCGGCCAATCTGTTGTTTGTAGGCACAGAGCAAAAGGTCTTTCTTGAAGATTCTGGTGTCTTTAACGACATCACCCCGATCCGATCTACTGTTAGTCTTGGATCAAACCCCGTAAACACAACGGGTGGAGCGGGTAGTGGCGTGGTCACCGTAACCACACAATCTGCACACGGTGCAAACACTGGCGATTTTGTTACGCTTGCTAGTCTTACGACTACAGACGGGATTACTGCCGCGCAGTTAAACATTGAACACAAGATTACAAGTGTACCAACCACCACCACTTTTACGATTACCACCGCTGGTTCTGCTACATCTGGCAGCACGGCGGGTGGCGGATCCTCTGGCACAGCCGCTTTTCAGATCAACATCGGCATAACAACCACGATTCTTGGCACAGGTTGGGGCGCAGGCACATGGGGTCGTTTTGAATGGGGTTCAGCTTCTGGTGCACTTGCCGGTCAGACACTACGTCTTTGGGCGGCAGACAACTTTGGTGAAGATCTAGTCTTTAACGTCATGAATGGGTCAATATTCTATTGGGACGCTACCGGCGGCACCAGCACACGAGCCGTGGAACTATCGTCACTGACCGGCGCTAGTGACACACCGACCATTGCCCGTAAGGTTCTGGTATCTGACGTTGACCGGCATGTAATTGCGTTTGGCGCAAATATCATCGGCACTAGCACCCAAGATCCTTTGCTTATACGCTTTGGTAGTCAGGAGTCCCTGACTGATTTCACGCCTACGGCAACCAATACGGCTGGTGATTTGCGTTTGTCGAAAGGCAGCGAGATCATTACCGCCGTTCAGACAAGCCGTCAGATCTTGGTGTTTACCGATCAGTCGCTCTACTCAATGCAGTTTCTTGGACCGCCGTTTACGTTTGGTGTGTCCATGCTTGCTGACAACACTCGTATTGCTGGCCCCAATACCGCGCTTGCTGTAAATGACGTTGTTTTCTGGATGGGTCAAGAGAACTTCTATCTGTACGATGGACGCACGCAAGCCATACCGTGCACCGTGCGAGACTATGTCTTCAACGACATGAACAACCAGCAGTCGTTCAAGTTCCACGCCGGATCAATCGCCAGTCAGACGGAGATCTGGTGGTACTATTGTTCGTCCGGCTCAACCGAGATTGACCGGTATGTGGTCTACAACTACGGCCAACAGGTCTGGTACTACGGCACGTTGGTTCGCACCGCTTGGAACGACAGAGCGTCTGGTCTTCGTAGTTTCCCGCAGGGCACCGGCACAGATCTGTATTTGTATGATCATGAGAACGGCTTGGACGACTACAGCACAGGCAGTGCCGTAGCCATCAACGCCTTCGTGGAATCCTCGGATTTTGACATAGGCGATGGTCAACAGTTCATGTTGCTCAACCGCATCTTGCCAGACTTGAGCTTTACTGGTTCTGATGCATCTAATCCTGCGGCCTTGTTCACGATTCGTAGCAGAGACTTTGGCGGCGACAACTTCACAGAATCACCTTCGGACTCGGCAATACGGACAGCGACTTCTCCTGTAGAGCAATACACGGACAAGATCGACCTTCGCGCTCGAGGCAGACAGATGTCCATTCGCGTAGAAAACACGGCAACCGGCGTCCGATGGCGTCTTGGTGCCCCTAGAATAGATGTGAGACCGGATGGCAGAAGATGACGAAAAAGGTTGTACGTCCGATTCTGCCTGTCGCGCCGAACGAATATGATCCGGTTTACATAAATCAACTGGCACGGGCATTGGAGTTTTTGATTGATGAGGTAAGAGATGCAGACGTTAACTTCCAAGGCATAAGCCAGATGGGTAGCGCAACATCTCTTGATACGGGTGATATGTATATAGCGGATGCGGGGTTCTTGAAGATCGTTCAGGCGGACGATATCTTTGCTACCACTAATGTAGGGACAACTGCGGTTGGTTCTGTTACAGTGGCAGTGTCCTAAAGGTGTGTTATGGGTCTTAGTTTAAAATCATTGTTACCAGTCATAGGCGGGATAGCCGGCGCTTACTTTGGTCCCGCCGGTAGTGTTGCGCTAAACTCGGCTCTTGGTTCAGGAATCGGGACTCTTGTAGCTGGTGGTGATGCTAAAGACGCTATCAAGAACGCCATCATTGGCGGCGGCGCATCGGCTGGCCTTGGCGCACTAGGCGTAGGACCAGGTGCCGCAGTGCAGTCTGCGGCTGGGCAGGCGGCTACGGATGCAGCCACTCAAAAGGTTTTGGCAGATCAGGCAACGAAACAGGTTGTAGCTAACGAGGCAGCAAAGAGCGGGATTCTTGGCTCTGGCATCGGGGTTGGTGACGTAGTGCTTGGTAGTTCTTTGTTGAGCATGGCTGGTGTTGGTGAGGAAGATGTTACAGATAGTGGCCCCACGGAACTTGAATCTCGACCCGACTACAAAGGCACGCCAATTGCTGGATTGTTTGTAGACACTGTTACAGACATCAAGTACGACACGGCAGAGGAGCTTGAAGAGGCTATCAAGCAACGTAAAGAACGGTCCATGGCTATGGCTACCGGCGGTATCATATCCTTGATGAACGGCGGTTTGATCGAAGGACCGGGCACCGGCACATCGGACAGCATCAAGGCTGGCATATATCAGAATGGCAAAAAGGTTCAGGAGGCTAGGCTTTCGGACGAAGAGTTTGTCATGACTAAAAACGCTGTTAAAGGCGCGGGTAACGGAGACACAAAGCTAGGCGCAAAACGGATGTACGCCATGATGGACAATTTTGAGAGGATGGCATAATGGTCGATACAGTCCGCACCGAACAGGTACAGGTATTACCGGAGTATCAGGAAACCTTCCTGAAAGACCTGCTTGCCAGCACCTCTACGATGGCGAATCAGCCAACCACGATTCCTGCATATCAAGTAGCTGGCATGACGCCGGCACAACAGCAAGCCATCCAGCTTGGAGTATCTGGCATCGGCGCATATCAGCCTATGATGCAAGCCGGCGCCGCGACCCTTGGTCAGGGCGTAGCGGCGTTACAGCCGGGTGCTTTCCAACAATATATGTCCCCATACACGGATCAGGTTCTAGATCAGAGTCTTGCAGATCTACAGCGTCAAGCAGACATGGAGCGTCAGCGCATTGGATCAGCTGCGGTACAGGCCGGCGCATTTGGCGGATCTCGTCAGGCTATTGCAGAGCAAGAACTACAGCGCAACACGGCGGACGCCTTTGCTAGGCAGTCAGGGCAACTTCGCGCGCAAGCATTTGAGTCGGCTCAAGATCGAGCACAGCAAGGGGCAGAACTGTTTGGCAAGCTAGGACTGCAACAGGCTGCTATGGGCGAATCGGCACAAGGGGCACAACAACGAGACATCGGCATCTTGTCTCAGCTTGGTGGTCAAGAGCAACAGCAACAGCAAGCAGAACTTGAGGCACAACGCGCCACGAGCCTTGAGCGGCAGTTTGAGCCTTACCAACGTATCGGCTTTATGTCTGATATCTTCCGTGGCGTGCCTACCACCACAAGCACACTGACCAGTCGTACAGCGCCGTCACCTAGCATGTTGTCACAAGTTGCTGGCCTTGGTATGGGCGTGGCGGGTCTTCAACAGGCTGGAGCGTTTGGCTCTGGCGGCATCTTTGGTGGGCTAGGTAACATGCTTGGACTGGGTGGTACAAAATAATGAGCGTATATAACCGCAAAATGTTCAAGCCGCGTAACGCTCGTAACGCTTTGAATCGGTCAGCGGGTATAACTAGCGTGCAGAAGTTTCACGCTGGTGGGCCAGTGGGACATTCTCATAGTCCAACTGGTCCTAGAAATGTAACGGCAAGCGGACAAGTGGTTCCTCCTACGGGTGTACAAACTTTTACCACTAGAAGTGGTCAACAATATTTTTCTCCAGGCACTGCCTCAGATCCATACACAGCGGGACTCATAGATATTGCGAGAAGAGCCAAAGAAGGGGGCATTGGAAGTTTAAGTGTTCTTGAAAGGGCGCAACTTCAGGCTGTAGCTGGTGGGCAACAGGCTCTGGACGCAACACAAGGTGTAGAAGATTATCTTGGAGACACTCTTGCTTCTGACGTAGTTAGAGGTGGAGCAAGTCTTTTAGGCACGGGGCAAGGAATGTTAAGTTCTTTGGCGCTGTCTCCGTTTATGTCTGACAGTGGAGATACTAGCACCGTTGGTGGCCGTTTAGGATCTGTAGAGCCAACGGACAAGTTCTTGTCAACTTTAAATATTAATCCAGCTCCGAAGAGTTATGATGATGCAATATTGCGACAGCAAAGAGCTTCACAAATTCCAACTCCATCGGCTCCTCGTGGTATGTTTCAAGGCCCAAGACAAGCCGCTGGGCCTATTCCTGATGGTGAACTTGCCGCTCGTCAAAGGGACATAGATCGCGCCCGAGCAATAACCGCAGCAGGCGGTACGGTTGATGTCGATCCAACTACAGGGGCAGTTAGCGCCGGACCTACTGACGACATTCAACAGTTGATTAATGCCGCCCAACAGCAACAAAGAACATTAGAATCTGAAGACCGCAGACAACAAGATCAACTTGGTCCGAGTCCTGATGACGGTGATATTCTTGCTGGCTCTCGGTATGATGACGGCACTCCTGAAGGCGCGTTTCCTGATGATTCGGAGACTGAAACAGAGACCGCGACCGCGACTACTGACGACACCAGTCCTACAGGGTCAACTGTGGAACAACGCACAGACACAGATCCTGCCGCTGACATAACAGTGCCGCAACCAAAGCCAGAAAACTTCCCTGATATTGTAGCTCAAGCCAAGGCGGCTAATGCGGCACAGGGTGTGCCTGAACAAGATTCAGCTAAATCTGAGATTCAAACGGCTGTTGAAACAGGCACCGGCTCCGCAGAAGACTTAAAAGCTGAGTTTCTCAAACTTCTTCCAAAGTATGATTCTGACCCATCAACAATGGGACTCAATATTGCTTTGATGGGATTTACTATCGCTAGTGGTAAAAGCGGAAGTGCATTAGAAAATATTGCTGATGGTATGAAAAAGACGCTTCCAAACTTTATTAAAGAGGCGGACAAGCGAAAGGCGTTTCAACGAGAGACAGATCTTCTTGCTTCAAAATATGTGATTCAAAGACAAGAAGCAGATCGGACGAGAGGGTTCTCAAAGAACTCTTATTATGCCGCTGCCGACTTCACCGCTCCAGATGGTAGAAAGATTCTCAAAGGCACGCATCTTCGTTTGAACGATAAAGCATTTGATGCCATGGGTGGGGTTCCTTTGGTTTCTGGTGCCGTGTATAGACAACAACTTGATGATGCGAATGAATTAGCAAAAGCTAAAGTAACGGCGTCAGGTAGTAAGAAGGGTCTTGACGACTACTATATGACCAAGACAGTTAAAAAAGATCTTAACCAAAATGTTAGTGTTAACCTCGTATACCCCACTCGTGAAGGTCTTGCACTTGGCCTCAAACCTCAGTTAGCTGGCGGTGTTAATGAGTGGACAGCCGCAACGGCTGGTTATGTGCAAGATCTTGAAGCCATGGCTCGTACAGACAATGCACTTGAAGACGCTATAAAACTTGCAGAGGATGGTGCATTAGGCACACCGGGTCTTCTTGGAAAACTTGCTGACTCGGCAAGAGGAGCTACTGAAGGCACACCCATGCAGGGTGTTCTTAGCGCAGCAGGTCTTGAGTATGGTGTGGTCAGTGCAGCAAGCGAGTTTGAAAACTTAAACAGAATCATTGCATTGCAGTCAGCCCGAATTATTTTGAATGAGGGTGGCAAAATGATTTCAAACCAAGAACGTGAGCAAGTTGCTAGGTCGTTAGGTTTTGCTGATGCGGTATATGACAAAAGCACCGACACCATGAATTTAGGTAGTTGGAAAAATACGTTTACGAATAAAGGCCAAGCCATTGATGCGTTAAGAAGAGTTCAAGGAATCATCCGCAACAGAGCGGAGGATGCTTCTAAGAACTACGCTAGAATAGGCGCAGAAGTTGGCTACCAGATTGGTAGTCTACAAGAAGCAAAGACTACCGCTCCTAGTTTCGCTGGAGGGCGACTTGAAAAGGCTGATGACGGTATTTGGGATGTAGTGGCATTAGGAGGTTCTTAAATGGGTGTTATAAAGATAAGAACTCCAAGTGGTGTGCAACAAGTTCGTATCGCAGGCGACAACCCCACTGACGAAGAACAACAGGCAATCATTAACACGTTTTTTTCTGAGCAGCCTGCCGCTCAAGCCGTTGATCAAGCCGTTGATCAAGACACTGGCCCTGTGGAACCAGAACTTCCAGCGCGTAAAATTGATTACGACACTGGTGTTCAGGACGTTGATTTTCGTCTTAACTTTGCTAAAGGTGACAACGAAGCAGAGAGGCGTGCTCGACTTCAAGGTCTTGGTATACCTGATGAGGCTGTGCAAATTGATTCTGAAGGCGAGTTTCTTTTGGATCGAGACTTGTTGCCTGATGACATCAAGGCTCGGTATGACATCAAAGGCGAAGGTCTTCTTGCAATTGATGAAAAGCGTGGCTTCACAAAGAACGATTTCGTTGATTTTTACGGTGAAACTCGCGGCCCGTTACTTGCGGCAACCGCAGCTTCTGTTCTTGCCAGTCCACTTGGATGGGTAGGCGCTGCGCTTACTGTAGGTGCCGCATCAACATTAGGATACTTGTTTGACGAATATCAAGAAACGGAAGAAGGATTGCGCCGCGAGAATCAAGATGATCTTTACAGCGGAATGAAAAGAGAGTTTATCACTGGCGGTCTTGGTGAAGGTGCTGCCAGAGGTATAACATCACTGTTTGGCTACCTTGCCAAAGGTAGCGGGTCTCAGTCGGCCAACGAGGCCAGAAAAGTGGCTCGTGAGGTCATTAGTCAAGGCGGTAAACCCACCGTTCGCGCGGTAAATGAATCACCAATTCTTGGTCGTTTACAAGCAATTTACGAAGGCGTCTTTCCAAACCAGAAAGCGGCTCGAGCAAATGCAGATTTTGTAGCAGAAAAACTAGCTTCAAATATGAAGGCGGCAGGTTACAAAGGCAAAGCCACGGACAAAGAAAAGATTCTGGAACTTATAGACCGCGATTTGATTAGGATCTATGGCAACCCAGATGATGTCTTAAAGCAAGCTGAAGCCGATTTAGTTAACCTTGTTGATCAAGGTATTGATGACATAATTGGTATGTTTGGTGACAGCAAGCCTTTAAACGGATCAAAGATCGCTCGTCAGATAGAAATCTCTAAACGTATTTTTGATGAAGACACAGACGTTTTGTACGGTAAGGCAAGTGAACTTTTGGGTAACTCTAAAGTCTTGCCCACAGCCAAACTTGTGCAAGCCTTTGAACGGTTGCAAAAGGACAACCCGGCCTTCGACCTTGCTGGCTCTGGCCTCGGCAAATTCATCCTGAAGTTTAAAGAGGGCAATGGTTTTCGTAATGCCACCGTGTCAGAAATGAATGGCATACGCACCGCTCTTCGTGAGGCTGGTTATGACCCTAGCCTTGTTGGCACACAGAATCGTAAGTTCATTGGTGAATTGCTAGGCGCGATTGATCGTTCATATACGGACGCTGCGTTACAGATCCGTAGAAACATAGGACAAGGACGCCGGCCAGACGGAAGATTTACTGGTAAGGCAGATGCTCAAGCAAAAGATGGTTTGGATTTGCTTGAAAAGGCGAACAAGTTTTATGGCAAGGGTGTTGGACGTTTTAGAGACGCCAAGACAGCCGAGATCTTTCGTAAGTACAAAGACGGTGAGCTTGATGTTGAAGAGTTGTTTGATCCAGGCGGAGTCTTACTGGCGCCCAACAGAGGCGACACGTTAAAAAAATTCTTTAAGTCAGTAGTGCCAGGTGGGCGAGCCGCCGTAGATGCACCGAAAACTTTTGATGAGTTTTTGGCGCGGGGTATGAATGCTCAAGACGCTCAACTTGTGAAAGGCCTGCCTGACGAAGACCCGTTGAAGTCTGGACTCATGCGTAAATTTGAAGAGACCAAACGGTTTGCTCAAGAGGTTGCCGGTGCTCGAGGTGCTGGAGTTGAAGTCTCTGAGGCTGTAAGAAACTCAATGGCGCGTAACTTTCTTGAACGTGTGTCCAGACAAAACAGAAACGTGTTTGGAACGGCTAACCCTAGTGCAATTGCAGAAGAGATAAGCAAACTGGGTAGCACGGGCGAAGTTTTGTTCGGGAAACAGTATAAACCTTTGATGACTGCATTAAGAGATCTTGGTTCTAGTGGAGCCAAAATTACGGATCGCGAACTTGCATTGGTTGCGGGTCAACCGATTGCAGAACAAGTTAATTTAATCAGCCGTCTAACGCGCACCACAAACTCTGCGGCAGATAACGCTTTAGCCAAAGGCTTGAGCAAAGCTGTTGCTGATGGTGACCCAGAAAAAGTTGTAAGTCTAATCTTCCGTAAAAACGGTGCTGCATTCATAAAGCAGGCTGAACGTGAATTAGGCGAAGACACTATGGATCAAGTTCGACAACTTGCTATGGAGCGTATAGTTGGCAACTTGGGCAAAGAAGGAATGACAGCTAAAGAACTTACGGAATCTGTTGTTGATGGTTCTTTCTCAACGCAGTTGTCAAAACAACTTGCCGATTATGGTGATGAGACCATTGATGCCATGTTTGGTGAGGCTGGGCCGTTGTTGCGTAAATTAGCAAAAGAGTCAGAGATTGTTTCTAACAAGCCAATCAAAGGATTGGGTGGTCTTGCTCCTGCTACAATCGCAGGATCTTTGAGTCTGGCGGCGTTTCTATCAGGCCCGATGGGCGTTATCGGCACCGCTGGCGGACTGTTCCTTATGTCTCGTGCTTTGCGAAGTAATACGTTTTTGAAAACAATCTCCAGACCAAAGGGCGTCAGGCCGGGCACTGGTGAGGAATTTGACCGTGTTGGTCGTGCGTTTGAAATCATGTATGAGGGAATCGGACAGACGGCTCCAAGAAGTGACCGCGCTTTGCCTAGTGTCACGCCCACCGTGCAGTCAGAAGAGGCACAACAAGAAGCGCAAGTACAAGCACAAGAGGCGCAACAAACGCAACAAGGACCAAATGTTTTTCAACCTATAACCATGACACAAGCGCCAAACGTAATGCCGGGTGGAGCCGGAACCGCTGGACAAGTATCACCAATCTTGCTGCCTGACCCTGCGACACAGGCTCTGGCGCAGTCCATTGGAAGGACAACCCCATGAACAAAGACAAACTACGCGAAGAGATAGCCGAGGACGAGGGCTGTAAGTTTGAAATTTACTTAGACCACCTCGGCCTACCTACCTGTGGGATTGGGCATCTCGTGGTAGAAAACGATCCAGAGCACGGTCAGCCCGTAGGCACGCCTGTAGATGAAGAACGTGTGCGTCAGATGTTTAACTTAGACATTGCCGTCACGTTGGACGAGTGCCGCGTTTTGTACGAAAACTTTGATGACTTACCCGAAGAGTGTCAGCATATTATAGCTAATATGATGTTTAACATGGGACGGCCTCGCCTATCCAAGTTCAAAGGCATGAAGGCCGGTGTTGATGCACAAGACTGGAACCGCGCAGCTGACGAGATGGTAGACAGCCGCTGGTACGATCAAGTAACCAACCGCGCCAAGCGTTTGGTAGCACGCATGAGGGCATTGGCAGACTAGCCAACCTCACCCCAGTTGTTGCCCAACTCCTGATCGACCTTGCTCGGCACCTTGAGTTCCGTGCTTGTCTCCATGATCTCCGTAATTCTTGACGCTTGCTTCTCGGTCTCTACGTTGAAGCAAAGTTCGTCATGCACTGTCAGGAGCGGCACCAAACCTTCCTTGTAGCACTCTGCCATGGCAACCTTGGTCTGGTCTGCCGCAGAGCCTTGTATAAGTCTGTTGAGTGCCTTGTAAGTAAATGCACGCCTCAACATAGGCCCGTACTCTTTCTCGGCCTCCTCGCGCTTCATAGGCTTGTTATAGCCAAATGTCTTAGGCTCCCACATATCAAAGCGACAAAGCCGTCCCGACATCGTGCGAATCTGTCCGTTGTTGCTGGCTCGTAGCGACACCATGTCTGCCAAGTCCTTAACAAACGGAACCTTCTTATGGTACTGCGCCAACAGTTTCTTGGCTTCATCCTTGGATATGTCCATGGTGTGAGATAGTTTGCCCACGCCCATGCCATACATGATGCCCAGATTGACCGTCTTGGCCTGCTTTCTGGTAATCTCCGCTAAGTCTGCAACCATCTGATGGAAGTCGGCATCACCTTTGTGATACTCCGACACAACATCATCAATAGACGGATGACGATCCTTGGGTGCCAGAGACGCACAGTAGTGCACCAAGAGTCTCGGCTCCTGACTCGAGTAGTCAAAGCTGCCCCACTTGCATCCTTCGTCCGGCACAAACAGACCTCGGATCATGGCCTTGATCTCTGGATCACGCGCTGGAATCTGCTGGAGGTTTGGGTTACTTGAGGAGAAACGTCCAGTAACGGTGCCGCCATCGTCCGAACGAAGCTGATGAAACTCGCAATGTATCCGGCCCTTGTGAGAGAACTTGAGGATGTTGTCGATGAAGGTATTGCTGGCCTTGTCTAGTTCACGCAAGCGCAAGATCTTTGCCGCGATAGGATGAGGACTAGCTTGCAAGAACGCTTTGGTAAAGGACGGCTGACCGTTATTCTCTGTTCTGTTGTAGTACAAGCCGTGATGATCAAAGACGGCGGCAACGCTTCTGGCTACCCACGGTTCTACGCTTATGCCTGTCTCATGCTTAATGTCTGCAACCAGATCTTTCTTGAGTCCGATTAGCTTTGTCTTTGCCGCCTCGGCGCCGTCAGTGTTTACCTTCACGCCCTTCTCGCGCATGTCCAGCATCACCGGCAACAGAGAAGTTTCCAGATTGAATACGTCCATGAGGCTCTGCTTCTCCAGATCCACACGCATCATGTTCCACAGCTTCAATGTTAGTTCGGCGTCCTTCTCGGCATACGCCCCCACGAACCGTGAGTTAAGGCGCCACATTTCGCCCTTGGGATCAAAGCCATGATCGTTAGCCGCTGCACGAAGAGTCTTCTCGTCCTTGCGCTCGTTCAGGTAATCCCTTGCCAGATTGTTGAGGCTGTAACTAAACCGGTTCTCGTTGAGTAGCGGCGCGGCCACCATGGTGTCGATGATCGTGCCTTGGATCTTGACCCCTGCCCACCGGAGCCAGCCGGCATCGTAGGTGGCGTTATGCATAACCTTTGGGATGTTGGGCGTAGCAAGCTGGTCAGCTAACCACTTCATGACCTTGTTTTGCGGGATGTTGCCCCCACCCTCATGTGCAATAGGATAGTAGCCAACAAAATCGCCAGCAGCGATAGCCACGCCTACAATGAAGCCGTCACTACGCGCCCAGCCAGGACCAAGGGTTGTCAGGTTTGGATCACTGGTCTCAAGGTCGATAGCAATGAACTGGCTGTTTCGCAGATCAGGGAACACCTCCGGCGGCACCCAATCCTTCTCGATGGTGTCCAGATCCATGCGATGCAGGAAGCTGATCTGACTACTTTCCTTTGCCATCTATCTCTCCTCCGAGGCTGGCGTATCCAGCGATATCCACCCACGAATCCTGATGCGTTGGCGTTACAATCAGTCTAGCAAGTTTTAGCGCCGTAAGACACTGATAAACTTGAGAAACCGATATGTCCTGTTTGAGAATCACAGACCAGAGTTGCGCTACGCGCTCATGGTTCTCGTATGCGTCACCATAATCCTCGGCTCTTGGCCCATTGACCAAGTCCTTGGCGGTATCAAGTAGCTTATCTCTTTTCATATCACATACCTATATTTTGCGTGGGAATCGACAATATGCAGATTGTTCCGTGCTCTGGTCACTGCGGTATAGAACACACGATGTTCATCGTCCTGATCTGGAGCGTTGACCGCAGGGTATGACGAGTCGGTCAACAACAAGACGTTGTCGTCCTCGCCGCCCTTCATGCGGTGTATAGTAGATAGATTGATGCGCGGCTTGGTCAGATCCTCACCCCTCCGGCGCACGGCGCCCATGTAGCGTATGTCCTCAAGAGACATGTTGACCACGACCTCCGGCCTTGCATCTTGATTAACAAGCAAGCCATGTTCAGCCACTAAGTTGTCATAGTTGTGGTAGCCTTGTGGATCTACTGCATCAAAGGTCTTTGTCGCCGCACGTTTGAGCAATGCTCTGTCGCCCTGCTTGGGCATGAAACCGTAGAGCTTTTTTATATCACCAACGCTTGCCGTCTCGCCTTTTGCCAGCCGCTCCCAAATGCTCATGGCTTCAAGGAGTTCAAGCGAGATCATGGAATGACCAAATCGTTCAAACAAATAGCCGTCTTCGCGTAAAGAATGGTGAATTGAGTTCAAGGCTTTGTTGGTTCTAGCCATAATCGTCCACGAACCTTCATCAATATTCACATCATACCAATTCATGTGAAAATCCACGTTGCCGTCTTCATCCCTAGGTTGCCAGTCTTTCTTCTGGCGGACGTTAATCCGGTTGACCAGTTGGTTTGCCAGCTTGTACACGCTGCCCGGCACACGGTAGCTCTTATTTAATACGGTCTTGTTATCGCAAGCGTTCATAAAGCTATGCAGATTCACGCCGTTCCAGCGGTGGATGCACTGGTCATCGTCCCCCGCGTAGTACACGCGGCTGGCTCTTTCTTTCAGTATCGCCACTTGCTTCCACTGTAGCGGTGTCAGATCCTGCGCCTCATCGACAATCAAAACCTCAAGCATGGGGCCAGTGCCCTGACGGACGAACAGTTCAATCATGTCGGTGTAGTCGTACTTCCCAGCGTCTGACTTATAGGCGACATATACCTGATTCACGCGCTTGAGCATCGACCAATGCAGATTGTAATCCCCACGGTCATTGTACTCCTGTTCCATGGAAATACAGCGCAGCTTGGATCTACTGATTACTTCCAGATAGCGGTTGCCCTCCTTCATAGACAAAGGAACCATGCCCTCTTCCATGGCCTCGGCAGTGCCCTTATCAAAGGCCATGCCTAATACGTCACCCAGCTTACGGAAGTCTGAAGGTTGGATCGTCTCTTTTTTATCCATGCCCAGCCAGTTAAAGCCTATCGAATGCAGTGTCTTGAACCACGGAACATCTTTTTCGGTAAGCTGTAACTCCGCCCCTACGCGCTCTCTAGCTTCTTGGATCGACTTGCGAGAGAACGATACGAAACCAATCCTGTCCGGCGGAGTGCCTTGCGCTAACTCCTTCCGCACGATCTCAATCATCGTGTGTGTCTTACCGCAACCCGGTGGTCCGAAGATCAGGGTTTCATCAGCCATCGGTCTTCTCGCGTGGACGAGACTCGAGCCATTGCTCAACCTCTGTGCGTAGCCACCTTGTTGTACTGTTCTTTTCCTTCTCAGGACCAAGCACAACCGGTTTAGGAAAGTGACCTTCGTCTACCCATCTGTACACGGTAGATCTTGCCACACCCAACCAAGCGACCACTTCACCCACTTTGAGATACCGTTCATCAGAATGGTATGTCATTTACGTTCTCCTCTATTGGTAGGTCGATTTCATTGCTGTCAAACTCCGGCACATGCCAGACGCGAAGATTCTTCCATTGACCTGTATCTTCGTCTTTGAACTTGTAGACCGAGTTACACTCGTGCCCACCGTTCAAGTCTTTCAATCTTTGTTGGATCTGCGGACGGCGCAGTTCTCTAAACCCACGGTTCCGCAAAAACTCTGTCAAACCTTTGAGCGTGAACATTGTCATGTCACTCTCTGTCCAAGGCTTACCAAGCATCATCTCTTGTGGTGACTTGGCTCTAATCCGGCTCGTGCAGTACACCTCTAGCAATTCTTCAAACTGACCTTTGATTGTCAGTTCTTTTGGCACCTCAATATGTGTTGCCGTCTCAAGCATTCGGTTTACATACTCCTGCCAGTCCGGCGCCTTCATAATCGGTGGCATAACATCCAGCTGCTCCATACATGCACGTTGGAACTGCAAGGGCATCTGCAACTGTTCGGTGGACAACTCCAGCCTTTTACCATCTACATCTAGGAAGTAGAGTCTTGGCTCCGACTTCTGGATTGTCAGACCTGTGATTCCTGGCATCGAGCCATTCTTGCCCACGCCAAACTTGGCTTGGCGACAAGCGGCCTTATCGCAGTGGCTACCCATCGGTTCTTCCTTACACAGATAGCCATAATCCTTCTTCTTATGCTGTTGCTGGATCGTCACGATCTCGTTGGCCGGCAGAGACGGCTTGCAATACTTCTGGTTCCACTTCTCCAGCGTGGTCTCCCACGAGTCCGGATGCATCATCTTGGCGGTCACCGCCGCATGAAACATGACCTTGTTTCTGGTTCCGTCCGGCACCGAGGTTGCAAACATAATCCGCAAGCATGGCGGCATCTCCCGCAACTCGTCATCGTCACTGGCAAACTCCAGCTTCCGCAAATCTTCCAAGGTGCATTTGACCTTGTCTACCTGATCAAGAAACCCCTCAAGCGGCAGATCCTCGCCCTTATTATTAAACGCATAACGTAATGTATTCTCCGAATCAAAATACGGCAGATTAATAAAGTTGCCGACATCCCCACGCTCGGCCAGAATTTTGCTCTGCTTTGGAAAGACCTCGCATCCCCCATAGCCAAGCACCGCTGCGAACTCCGTAAGATGATCGCGCATGTCCGTTGCGCTAATCCAATCCTGCATAAACAGAAAGAGATGCGCCCCACCTGATTTTGAGCGGCAAACAACTAGCGGTAGTTTAAAACGGCGGCACTTCTTCAAGATTGCAGCATGATCGACTGGGTATGTGTCGATATCCAATGCGCCAAACTTGCACATGTTCTGATCATTAATCGGTATTGATCCGACTCCATGTTCGCCCTTCAAATGAGCCGCTACCAAGGTCTTGACCAGCGGCTCTCGGACGATGAAACTTTTTGCCTCTGTTTTTCCGTTCTTCCTAACGTCACCTACTGTTGTTTGACCGTGTGCTACGCTGGAGCCTTCAAAGGCCGCAGCGAAACGATCAACTAAACTCATTACTCGCTCCGCAAAAAAGGGGGGAGGCGAACCTCCCCCTAGTCACTAGAATGGGATGTCGTCATCCTCTACAGGCGTATTGTCCACAGGAGTCGCAGACGCCATTGGTGTCTCTTCCTGTTGGGCTTTAGCCTCACCCTTCATGACTTGTTCGCGGAACAGCTTTGCTTCGTTGAACAAAGCCTTATCCTGTACAAGGCCGACCTTCTCAATCGACCAGTTGTACCAAGTACGCAACTCACCATCGACAGTCTTGGATTCCTCCACCACTGTCATCTTCCACATGGTAGCAAACAAAGCCGGTGTCTTCATTTCACCAGTCTTTGGATGCTTTACCTTCTGCATGGCAATCTGGGTCTTCCAGCGGCGGCTAACTTTCAAACCGGTGGACTTAAAGTCCACAATGGCAGGCTCGTACATACCGTCTTCGCCTAAGATAAGGCAGAAGTGCTGATCGCTTTTGATAACCTCGTTACCGTTGGGCAGATATTCCTTTGCACCTACCCGCGTAGTCTGGGACAAATCCGGATCGTCCGGTGCTCGTACCCCGACAAAGCCCCCACCTTGATCACCAGCGACAAACTCTGGATAAGTAGTCACTTGGTAGCATGGGATAACGGTAATGCCCTTCTCGCCGTCCCAGATCTCGTTGGATACGGTGTTGAAGATGTCGCCTTGGCGCAGATCAGCAATATACTTCATATCGCTTTTCTTGAGTTGTGGGGACGTTCCCTGCGCTACACGCACAAATGGAATCTGCAACTCACTAGCTTCATAGGTTGTACCCTCGCCAGCGGTGTCAAAAATATCGTCCATCATTTCGGCTGGCAGACCAGCCTCTTCTTTTTTTGCTACTTGATTAGCCATTATTTCTTCCTCTTTACTTCAGCAGTTCTTGCTACATAGGCTCCAAACATATCCAGATCTATCGGCTTGCCCTTCTCTACTTGTTCACGAATGAACGCCTTGAGGGTCATCGAATGGATATGAGTCTTCTGTTCTGGGTGAAAACCTTTTTGCTCAAGGTCGTACATAACGTCCCCGGCTTGGTTGTCTTGCCCACGACCAAACGACACAATGATGTCGTTCTTTATGATGTCATCCAGACCATGTTCTCGGAGCCAATTAAAAGCCTCCTGCTTCCGGTCAGCAGGGATCGAGGCCGACACGAACGGCTTCAGTGTCACGGTAGCACCGTCCACATCCACACGCTCAATACCCATCTCATCCATGAGCATAGGTATCTGTTCAAACGCAATCCGCTGTTTTTCTGCTTTGAGTCCTTTGAGATACTTTTCAGTCTCGTCAATTTGTTCTTGTTTCTCATTAAGCCGGCGGACTAAACCGGATAACTGTTTGCCCCCATCTGCATCAACGCCGGATAGCGTGTCTGCATCTGCGAACATCTCTTCATCAAAGATTGTTTCACTCTGCTGCATAGCAAGTACATCCTCTTCAGGTTAAGTGGGTTGACGGAACCGTTCCGGCACCCTATGTTCAGACCATATAGGAGGACATAGATGGAAGTCAACTACAAATTCAAAACGAAACCGTATGCACACCAAGTAGAGGCGTTGGATCGTAGTGTTGACAAAGAATCGTTTGGGTTCTTTATGGAGATGGGCACTGGTAAATCAAAGGTTTTGATCGACAGTATTGCCTATCTTGGGTCGCAATCGACCTACCCTCTAGATCGTGTCGAGTTCGCATTAATCATTGCCCCAAAAGGCGTGTATCGTAATTGGATCAACAAAGAGATTCCGCAACATTTTTCGGACGAGGTTCCACATACCGTCTGCCACTGGCAGGCAAATCAGGGTAAGGCTTATCGGGAACAGGTTCGGGAGTTCTTCTCTAGTAGAGAGCCAGGTGTGAAGATATTCGTCATGAACGTGGAGGCGTTCTCGTCAGCCAAGGGCAAGGTGGCTGGGGAATGGATGGCTAAAAAGTTCGGGCGATTTGGCCTTATAGCCATTGATGAATCGACAACCATCAAAAACCACAAAGCCAAACGCACCAAGTCCTTACTCAAGATTGCAGGCAACTTCAAGTATAGAAGGCTGTTGACAGGCTCACCTGTAACAAAGTCCCCAATGGATTTGTTCGCGCAGTTCCAGTTCCTTGACCCTGAAATCCTTGGCTATGATTCCTTTTATGCATTCCAAGGCCGCTACGCCGTCTTACAGAAGCGCAGCATGGGCGCGCATAGCTTCCAACAGGTTCTTGGCTACAAAAACTTGGAAGAGTTAACAAGAAAGATTGATCCGTTTACTTTTCGGGTGTTGAAGAAGGATTGTCTGGATCTACCAGAAAAGACCTACACTGTGCGCTCTGTCGGGATGACCATGGAACAGTTGCGTATGTATAAGGATTTGCAAAAGGAGGCCATGACGCTCTTGGATGACGGTAAACTGGTGTCGGCGCCGCAAGTCATCACCCAGATGTTACGCCTGCAACAAGTGCTATCGGGGCATATAAAGACTGATCAAGGTGATATGCTTGAAGTGCCGACTCAACGACTGTCTGCCATGATGGATTGTATCGAGGAGGTGTCGGGCAAGATTCTCATCTGGTCACGCTTTCGCTACGACATTGTCAACATCCGTGCAGAATTAGCCAAGGTGTATGGCGCAGACTCGGTGGTGTCGTACTATGGCGATACGTCTGATAAAGACAGAGAGATTGCTATCGACAGATTCCAGAACGGAACTGCAAGATTTTTTGTGGCGAACCCCGCCACCGCAGGATATGGCCTCACGCTGACCGAGGCCAATACAGTGATCTACTATGCTAACGACTTTAATCTTGAAACTCGGATCCAGTCCGAGGATCGCTGTCATCGTATAGGTCAGAAAAACCCTGTCACATATATCGACCTGATTGCGGACGGAACCATTGACGAGAAGATCGTCAAGGCACTTCGTGATAAGATAGATATAGGTGCACGAGTATTAGGAGAGGAGGCCAGAGAATGGCTGAAGCTGACGCCAAAATCACAGGCAGCATAGATGTGCTGATTGACTACAAGAAGGGTGGTCTGACACTTGTTCAGGCCGTTGATCGGTTTGGTAAGCTAACAGGTCTAACACCTGATATTGCCGAAAAGTTCATTAGAGGATTGGGGAGAGACAATGTCATTTCGTTTTCGGAGAACAGGCCAGTTCATACAACAAAGCAGGCGGAGAAATGATATGGCTCCTCGTCCTAGTGATCGCCGTGGAGATGGACAGAATCGAAACAAGAGTTCTGTCGGGGTTTCCAACGATGGAGGACTGTCACTCGGCAGCGAGTCAGATTCTATGGGAGAACATGCCTTTAAATCAGGAGGCGGTATGCGTCAGAGCGGAGACGAAACGTGATAGATCAGGGTGACGGTACTTTTGCAGAACGATTAGCACGGGGGCATTGCCCTCGATGCCAGACGATGATGCCGCCAGTTGATGTCCATGGGCACATACAATGCTCGGTATGTCATCTGGTTATCAGTGAATGTTGCACCGGAGAACAGGCTTGTGAAGTTAACGGTAACACCGATCAGCATTCGTGAGGCGAACGAGTTCGTAGATAACTTTCACCGCCACAACAAACCTACTGGCGGGGGTAAGTTTGCTATCGGGGCAACCTATGCAGGCGAACTTGTCGGGGTAGCCATTGTGGGCAGACCCGTAGCTCGGATGCTAGACGATGGGGTGACAGCCGAGGTTACCAGAGTTTGCGTTGTAGATCACGCACCCAAAAACTCGTGCAGTTTTCTTTACGGGCGGTGTTGGCGAATTTGGCAACAAATGGGTGGTCAACGCATGGTGACATATACCTTGCAAGAAGAGTCTGGCTCCTCGCTTCGAGGCGCCGGTTGGAAGATTGTCGGGGAGGTCAAGCCCACCTCGCAGGGCTGGGATCGCAAGAATCGGAGTCGGGAGTGGCAACCAATCTATGGGCAGCTGAAGTTTAGGTGGGAAGCATGATCATTTCATGGTGGTCGGCTGGTGAGTTTACCGAGATCATGCATAAAGACATAGACGAGATCATGCGCGAGCCGGAGCAGCTGAGTCTGTTCTAACATTAAGGAGAAAGAGATGAGTGCTTATCAACATGAACTAGATAATCCAGAAACAAACTTCCAGTTTAGAATTTTAGCTGAACTAGACCTAAAAGACAAAAGCCACGCTGAGATAGTTGATTATATCGGTGAGCTTTGGAAACAATTATATAGCGCCAACGAGGTGCAGCGAAAGATCATTCAGGGTCGTTGGGATAATTATACTGAAGCAGTCATAAAAGAATCTGCTTTGCTAAGAGGTGTTTCTTAATATGAAAGGGGCGGATTGACCGCCCCTTCCTTGTATATACCTTCTTGGATTTTACGACACGCTTCCTGAACCTCGGCTCACGGATCTTGCGTGCCAGCGGATTGCGTTTCATTTTTTCTTATTCTTGCTACCCTTTGGCCTGCCACGCTTCTTCGGTAGCGGCTTGGGTGCAACCTTCTTTGCCGGCGCCTGACCCCCGACCCACGCTTCATTAAACGTAGGAGTCTTCTTGTCGTCCCCAACAAGGCGACCCTTCTCATCCCGCGCACGTTCCGGTTCCGAAACAAACATAGGGAAAAACATCTTCATAAACTTACCAAACATATCAAACCTCCAATTTACGATGGTATGCTTCTTTAATCAGAACAGCTAATTGCCTAGCAATCGTCCGCTCTTCAGCCTTGGATAACTTGCGGATCATGTCGTAGATTTCTATCGGGACCGCTACGTTACGAAAAGCCGCCTTCTCCTCAACTTGAGGTCTTCCGCGCTTTGCTGCCATTAGCTTTGCCTTTCTTTTTTGCGTGATACTTTTCTCGCGCCTTGCGGTTTGCCTCCAGACGCTTTGCCTCCTTCAGCATCTGCTCTCTTTCCTCCGGACTTAGGTTCGGGTCGTGTCTTGCGTAATCCGTCCCGAACAGTGCATTGAGTCCTGGCTCTAGTTCCTTTGCTAGTTGCGCTCGGCTCTTGCGTCTTGCCTCCTCGCCCTTTCGATCCCGATACGTCATCGACTCCTGATCGTACTCCAGACCCAGTTCGTCCGCTGTTGCCACGAGGTTTGCGATCATCCGCATGTCCCCGTCCTCCAGAATGAACCGCACTAGCTTTCCGCGTAGCAGGTTTAGGGTGTCGTTTATCAACACCGTTTGGTTTCCTATATACATCCTTATGCCTCCTTACTTCGACCTCGATGTAGTAACCATGGTGACCGTCTCCCCTTCTGGGGATGCTGGCTTGTTTGTCCAACTCATCAATCACCTTCTCCACTTCGGTGGGCTTACAGACCACCTCCTTCACAATCTTCAACTTGTTTGAGTACAAAGTAATTGTGAAATCTAAGATTTTATTATCATTAGCCATGTTTATAAGTTGTTATTCTCTTACAGTCCACAAATTTCATGGTTTTGTTTTCGTAATATTTAGGCCGCATTTCAGCAATCTCGTACAAGCACTGCCATTTTTCATTGTGCAATGAACCTTCAATCCATTTACATTCGCTTCCGGTGCACATCAGTATCACCGTTAGAAACTTAACTATCATAGTTGTCCTCCGACTCGGTGTAGCCAATGACCTTGAACTTGTTCGTCTCGTAATCGACTGGTAACAAGTCCGGATCGTTCTCAATTAGCGCAATCGCTTCGCCCATGGTATTTGCCTTCACTACATAGTAGTGAGACCCATGGACGATGAAGTCTTGCGCGATCAGGTATTCTTTTTGATCTGACACTTGTTGTCTTTCCCATAAAAATCACCGCGCTGCTGGTTCTTGTATGAGCGATCCTGCCTCGTGCCAGCAATGGTTTTGATAAACCAAGCCTTGTCGCGGATGCGTCTAAGTTCTTGCGCGAACTCGTCAACCGTCATGTCTGCGGCGTTCTTCATTGCCATGCCCTCCTTCTGCCTCTGGCTCTCAAGTAACCATTTTCAAGCATTTTAAGTTCGCGTTCTTCGTTGCTCTTTAATCGGGCGTTTTCTTTAGTAAGCGGGATGTCTCGGTAAAGTTCAGCGGGAACCAACCAACACTGTCCCTTCGGAGCCTTGCAATTCTGCCCCGACTTCCAGAATGATTTGCCTGCCCATGCCTCATGATCGTGATCCACAACAATCCGACCCCTATCGGTTATGGCCTTGATTCTTGTCACATGCGGCTTTTGCATTTCGTAATGTGAGGCCGTGTGCAAAACTACCACCAAATCACCAACTTGCGGCGGGTGTTGCTCATGGTATTCGCGGTTCGCATCAAGGTCTGCCCACTTGTCACGCATCTTGTAAACCCAATCCAAATCATCATCCTCCGGACGTAATCCTGGAATTATTTCAAGTTTCAACATCATCATCCTCCAGCTCTGGACCGCCCCAATCCTTGCGGTCATCCTCGTTTTCATAGGCGCGGAGGTAATCTTGGATTTGCTCATCCGTCATCTCCTCGCGCTCGATGCGCTTCATCGAACCGTTTTCCTGCACCTGATCGTAATGCGGAGCAGGACGGCGCCCATAATATGCGTCCGCCGAGCCACGATCCGCCGGACTCCCATGCCTCATTGAACCGCGAACCCATGGTGGGGCAACTTGCACTCGTTTATTCATCATCATCCTCCGGTAAACTCTCATCTATCTCACACTGAATGCCGTGATACTTGCAGTATCCGATCACGGAATAGAACTCCGAGTCCGGCGCGATAAAGGACTTGATCCTCACACCTTGCTTGCCGTTATCATCCACGATGTAAAACAGCCAATAGTCCGCCGGATGCAAAACCTCGTTAACGCCCTTCGTGCCCCACGCAAACAAACGTGTCGTGCTGCCCTCACCTGATGACGTTGTGATTTGGCCTGCCACGGACGACAGAAAACTTAGTGTCCAGTCCATGTCACTCATCGTCTTTGTCCGTTATTGTGGCGTTGTATAACTCAGCAACGCGCTTTGATTCCTTATCTGCTTCTTGACGAGATACATCAAAAGCCTTGCCCACCATCATGCCGTTGCCCTTTCTATCCCAAGACACCAAATCAACATTGTACGTCTTGCCAGAAAAATGCGGTGTTACCCTTACCTCATAGTTACTCATCTTCATCCTCCGGTGGACCGTCCGGTCCTTCGTTAACTAAACCCGCGTACTTGCGCCGCGCCTCATGGTAAACCTCAATCACGCTCTCGCCATGTTTGGTTGTCCACTCTTCCACGGTCATGTCGATAGCATCCTCCTCCATGTCCATGACCCATGCTTTTACTTTTCCCATTTCTACCTCCGTAGATTTCAAACCAATGATCCGTGCAAAGGAGGATGTTCCCATCCTTTGCGTCCGCCTTCTTGTCACACTTGTGACACTTACTGATCGACAGCATCCTTCATGCCCCCTAGCAGATGACAGATTACGTCAATCGTCCAGCCGTTGCCCAACATCCGATAACGCTGGGTGTTCGACACATGGTTGGTGTAGTTGTCCGGCACGGTCTGCAACCGCTCACATTCAATGGGCGTCAACTTGCGCCACTTCATACCATCAACCGCCAAGAAATTGTTATGCTCCCATGACGATCCGCTCAACGTGGGAACCTTCCCATCCTCCGCTTTTATACCACCTTGGTTCTTGCCCCTTGGCACTTGAAGAATCTTTGGCACGTTGCTTGACCGCTGGCCGGTAAGAGTTGGACTCTTGTGCTCCGGATCATAAACCTTGCGCTCCTGATAAAACGAATTGCCCTCGGCCTCACCTACCACCACGACTTTTGGTTCAAGATTGCCGCCAGAGTTCGCACACAAACTTGGCGCCTTGCCATCCGGATGATAGACGCGGCGATTGTAGCCGTGACCCTTTAGGTCTGCCTCACCAGCCAACTGCAAGCCGTCTTCCGTCTGATCGTCAAAATCAAACACAAGCTGGCGGCGGTTCTTCTGAAAATACGATTTCAGATTGCCGCCTTTGAAGTAGTTCGCGTCTATGCAATGCGACTTATCCCGATCCGTGAACCCATCCTCCAAGATGTCTTTCAAATAGATATGCTTGTTCTCCGGCAAGGACTTGACTGGAATGTTCGTCCAATACAAACGGCGCCGATTCTGCGCGCTTACACGGTTTGAGTTGATGTCTATAGGCTTGCATCCCAGAAGGTCAGATATAACGTCCTGATATTCTTTCTTCATGTTGACGTTTTCCAACAGGAAATACTTTGGCTTCAACGCTTTCAACAGCCGCACGAACTCAAAGAAAAGTTTGGAACGCGGATCGTCAAAATTGAGTTGCTTGCCGGCAAACGAAAATCCCTGACAGGGTGAGCCGCCGATCAACAGATCAATGTCCGCGCCACACCCAACACCGTTTTCATCCTCGTAAAAAAGACGACCATGCTTTGTGGTTACGGTGGTTACATCACCCAGATGCACCGTGTCAGGATAGTTGGCTCTCGCCACCTCAATCGCATACTTGTCGATCTCGCTGGCAAAGTAGTTGTGGATAGGAAAGCCAGCCCTTTCAAGAGCCAGCCTCCCACATGACATTCCGTCAAACAGCGATAGCACGTTCACCGTATTTCTCCTTCATCTCCGTATGCGTTAACTCGTCAATCAAAACCCAAGCCGTATCATCCGAATCCATGTCATAACGGCTGTCCCAAATCTCAATCCACAAATCTTGGCTGTTATGTTTTGAGATCACATAATGATAGTCGCACCAATGATTGGCCTCCAACATCTCATCACGATCCTTGAAACTCGCGTTGACCAAACGAATGCCGCCACCCTTCCGATCCTTGTTCGCCGCAACAAACGATGCCGCAAACTCGTCAGCCTCAAACCGTGGCAACTCCCATGCGAACTCCTTGGCGTTCTCAATGAAATCCACCGCACCTTCTGGGTAGTTGTCATAATGCTTGTAAACGTAAACCTCGTCTGGTCTTCCAACGTGGTCATGCTCATCTTCAAAAATGTAAATCGCTCTAGTTCCCATTGTCTTCCTCCAATACTTTCTGCATTAAAATCTTCACGATGTTCCCATGTCCGGCATAGAGCTTCGCCTCATCCGAACCATCATCAACCTGATCCTCAATGAAACGATCCAGAGCCACCTCCAAAACATTCCACTGCTTCGCGGTTAAAGATATTGAAATCAACTTATCCATAATCATGCTCCTATATGCACATAATAACCGTGACCAAAAACGTCATAAAAAATTTCGCCATCACTTTGAAACTGCTTAACGATCTCCAAACCGCCTCCGGTGAAATAACAAACCGCTTTATCGGCACGATCAAAATCAGACGCAGGGATAACCGCTTGAATGCAATCCTTCCAATTGTCTGGATCACAAACCTCGTCAAAAATATCCTGCAACTGATCACGAGTGTATCCACCTCGTGCATCATCCATAAGTTTTTGCATCGTTGCCTTATCCATTATTCGCCTCCACTACATGTTGAAACTTGAAACCCGAACCATGGCACTCGGCACATGGCTCAACCGTCATATATTCAGTAGGCTCGTACCCATGACCACAACACCAATCGCAATAAATAGCGTACTCAATGCGTGACCCTTGAACCACGATCCTTTCCTGTACTTCCTGCATATCGTCCTCCATTACTGATAATTAATTGTTATTACATACTAGAGGACAACATGCAACAACATAATGCACTTGGCACATTTGGCACATTTGTTACACCTTTTTTGCTGGAAAAAAAGTTTTGAAAAAGTTTCAAATGTAGTGTGACAAGTGTGACAAGTGTAACACGGATCGCTGTGATCCACGGCTGGCAAGGGTTTGACCTTGGCACACTTCCCGGCTTTTTTGTTACACTTGTTACACTTTGGAGACTCTATAAGACTACATATCAGAAAACAATGAGTTATCCACAGGCACGAAAAAACTTCAAAAACCCCGTTTTTTGCGTTAGAAGTGTGACATGTGTAACAAGAAGACAGATATTCTTGCAGATGACATAGAGGCCGAGACTGGACGAAAACTGACGAACCGTCAGCGTGAGTTCGCTCGTTACTATGTTGAAGGTATATACTCCAATGCGGAGTGCGCTAGAAAAGCTGGCTACGCAACCAATAGTGCTGCGTCCATTGCAGGCCACCTTTTGGCAGGCAAGAAGTTCCCCCAGCTAGTCGATTATATCCAAGAGTTAAGAGAAGAACGAGAACGGCGATATGGAGTGACCGTAACAGGTCAACTCAAACGCTTGCACGAACTATCGTCCGGCGCAGAAGAGGCTGGTCAATTCTCAGCCGCGATCAATGCTGAGAAGATACGATCCGCCCTTGGTGGCTTGACCGTAGACAGGCGAGAACAAATCCATCAGTTGGACGATCTATCGCGTGAAGAGATCACCGCTCGTTTATCTCAACTCCGGCGAGAATATCCCCAAGCCTTCATCGAAGGCGAGTATGAGGAGATAACTGATGCCGACACCGGAGGCGAACTTTTGGAACACCGTCCGCAGGAATCTGCCGAAGAACTGTTATCCAACACGGATTGAGAACCGCCATGGTGGCGGCGTGCCTGACGTACATTTTGCATGGTCTGGGCTTGTATTCTGGATAGAATTAAAAACAACTAAAAACAATTCTGTTCGCCTGTCCCCACAGCAAATAGCGTGGAATACCGCGTATTCGCGTAATGGCGGCTTGTCATTCATCTTGGTTAAGCACCTCTCTTCGGGTGACCTAATTTTGTTTGAGGGCGCCCAGAGCCTTGAAATCGGGCGCAATGGCCTACGTTCGGGGCACTTGTTTCGGGGTTCGGGTCACCAGGACCTGTGGCACCAGGTTCGGGAGTCGGGGATCAAGCACTTAGAATCGGTACTGGAGCAGCTTCGGGGTTCGGGAGTCGGGGATTCGGCTCAAGAGCAGCTGGGGACTGGTGCCCCAGTACCAGGGTTACAGCAACCTGGGCTCGAGGCAAAAGAAAAGCAGGCCTAGGCCTGCTCCTCCTTTATGCTGTCCTCGATCTTGTCGATCAGGGCGCCGAAGGCTGCGAATATATCCCGCTCTTCCGGTTCCTTTTCGCATTGTTCAACGACAATGTGCTTTATATGCATGATGATATCTTCTTTGTTCATTTCACTGCCTCCACAATTTGAGTAACGCCATTGTTTGGCGTATAGCATAGCAAGCAATCGCGGCACTTTTGGCCGGTGCAATTTTGTGGCGCGTCACTGTCCGGTGATACGTTGTTGAATGTCCGGTCAAAGAACGCCGGCGGGTTGTCCATTACCGCGTCAATGCGCGGGTTGCTATAGATAAGAATCAGGTTTGCCGGCTTATCATGCTGGCTGTAAAATTTGCGAATCCAGCCCTTGCGCTTTGTCCACAATGCAAAAGAGCAATGCGGATTGTGTAACGTGATGTTGTGGAAATTTTCCAGCATAGTCAGGTTTATTAATTCGCCATGGCCGGAAAACCTGAAAAATGCGTCTAGGATTGTCGGTAACATATGCGGGGGAATCAATCCGCCCGATAGCGTGTCGCTGTTTCGTTGCCATGATGGAGCGCAATTTTTGCGTAATCCGTTCAGCATCTCAACGCTATAGCAATGTTTGCAAATGATGTTGTCATCATCAACAGCATTCATTTTTTGGCAATATGGATTCGTTAGCGTGTTTGTATTCAACGCTTTGAATCCGGCAAGTTTGCCTGTCATGTTTGATATTTTAAGCATTTTGTAACCTCCATAGTTTACTTAAACATTATAGGACAACATGCAACACAACACAACAAAAAGATTCGGGTTCGGGTTCACCAGGACAGGTGACCAGGTCGGGCAGCAGCAGCTGCCTCGAGTCGGGTTCGGGATTCGGGACAAATAAAAACGCCCAGGGCTAGGCCCTGGGCGCCACTTCTAGTATGGAGGACTAGAAACAAAAAAATACTCGAGTCAGTGACTGGAGTCAAGAAGGATGGGGCTGGCATCAACCAGCCCCACCTGCCTATGCGTATTCAGATTGGAGATGTTCGTCTATCTCATCCCCATCCTGTATTTCATTGTGATAGAAATCCCCATCTATGGAATACTCGCCATGGTATCCTATGCCATACTCCACATATTTGGCGACTAGATTGAATCCCTGTTTAATCATCTCATCATATACAGGGATTGGTGGCGACCATGCTGTGTCAAACTTGAACACATATGTCTCACCATTCTCATCGCTATAGATTTCATCTGTATCCCATGGCGAACAGACATCCCATTTCGTGCCCCAATTATCGCACGCCCAATCATACCAATTAGGAGAGTCTGAAGGAGATGTTGTATCCTTCAATGCTTCTGGCATGGGTTTGATATGGTCGCACATCTCGCCATTGATGATGGCGTCTTTCAACGCCACCATCTTGTTTTTGTCTGCATGAGACACATAGATTACATTCTGACACCAATTAGGCATGTTTCTTTTCCTCCTCAGGATGATAGTAGTCTGCGAAACCAGCGCCATTGCCTTCAGGGTCACACAAGATAACCATCTCCAATGGTGCAAACTTTGGTTTGGTAAGAGTGAAAATGGGCATTGGGTCTCCCCCAAACTCATCCTCCTCTTCGCGGTAGGCTGTGATTGTCCAGCCTACTAATTTCTTGTAGTAGTCTTCAAAAGAACCATTGCTCATTAGACAACACTCCCTTCAACAACTACATACTTGCCATTTTCCCCATCTTCAAAAACGATGGTAGGCTTCACATTAACATCGTCTGTTATCTGCGCTTCGCCATCTGTGACAAGAATGGATAAACCATTAGGCAGAGATAATTCATATCCTTGGCATCCTCCGCCTGTGTTGACTACATGGAATCCCATGTTCTTTAACATTTCTTTCATATGCATCTATTCCTCCATAGGTTATTGCATAATAAGATTATAAGACAACATGAGACATAACACAAACAAAAAGAGCGACATTTCTGCCGCTCTTTCCGTCCTATGGAGGAACTATCTAATCCTGTTCCATGTTCTAGGATTATCCGGATGATCTTCGTCTGGGATATAATTGTCACGAAGACTAAATGTCGTGCCCATACTCTCCAGTTTGTTTAAATACTTTGGAAGATCGCAATCTTCCTCCAATGCTAGTATCTCACCATTGGGCGTCTTGTATGAATAGTCGCTAATGTCATCAATAGACAGGCGCGCTGCCTTTAACTGTTCTACTGATACGATGCCCCATGCGTGTCCGTTATCTGCGATTATTGTTACTTCCATTTTGTCCTCCATAGACAGGTTAAAAAGAGTAGGGAGAGCTGTTCGCATCACTGGTCGGCGGTCATCGCGACTCCCTACAAGAATGATTATACACATTAACAAACACAAAACAAACTAAATGTTCGGGTCGGGTTCGCTATAATTCGGGTCGGGTCGGGTTCGGGACTGGTGATACTGGTGGCGACTATGGGCGCCGCCCTCTGCTATAGGAGTAAGACTATAGCATATAAAATCTAGGCACAAAAAAAGGGGCGGATTGCTCCGCCCCTCTTGTTATAGCATCTCCGCCATGTCCGCGAAAATATCCTCGCATTCCGCGTGCGACCGATACTTGCCATCATTTACTTGTTGCTGAACCAGCATCATCATTTCTGCGGTTCTTAAATGCGGCGTTGGATCCGTCCGCTTGTTGCCGTCTTCATCCGCAACATAGTAATCACGCGGTAGGTTAGGCGTGTTATATTGCTTTATCTGATACTTCATTATCTCTGCCCTCTCTTGATTAGATGCAAGACGCCAGCGCAATAGAACGCCGCGCCAGCGTGTACGATAAGCGATAGCCTGATAATGCTATCAACGTCCATGCTCATTACTGTGGTCAAACCATACAGTGAATGAGCTGTAGCTAGCAGGAATAATCCTGCTAGCACAAAGAACAACCTAACCATTAGTCTAGAAGAACCATATAGGCTTTTGGTTCATGCTTCCGGAACCAATCAAGGCCTTTCCGGACAATATCCCAATGCTTGGGATTGCCGGATTTTTCAGCGATATGATTATAACCCATGGTTACGTCATAAACCGCCACGGCGTCCGCCGGAATGGTTATGCTATCTCCACTGAATGGGTTTTGGATTGTCTCCGGAATATCCCCGACAATACAATCAAAAGGTAGTTTACGTTCTTTAGTCATTGTTTAGCCCTCCATGGCTAGGTTGCGGCGGCGGCATGATGCCGCCGCCTTGTAGTTTATTTCCAAGTGAACATCATGCGCGTCTGCACATATGCCGCCTTGGCTTTGACGTTGAAATCTTGCGGTTGCTTGTATGCAATGTCCGCCGCGATTGCCTCCGCCTCAATATCCGCCTTGGTTTGCGTCCATGCCTTGACCATCTCTTTGGCCATGTCATGTTGCGCTTTCAATTCAAGATTGTTGAACTCACCGGCGCGGATAAATTTAGTTTTAGTCATTGTCTAGCCCTCCATTGGCTGGTTAATGTCCTACGACATTACACCCACATAGGACAACATGCA